ACTGTCGGTGTTGGCCCGTCAGTGCCTGTCCCGACGTATCCCAGACATCAAGGCGCTCACCCAGGAAGCCGCAGCGTGGGAAGGCAAGCGCAACGCCCTACAAGTTCGGATTGACTGGCAGTTCACGACGGAAGAGGCGCGGATCAAACTCAAGCGTCTCTACCCGGAACTTAAACCCATGTTTTCAACTTAACTGACCACTAGAAAGATGGCGGCAAGCCGCCTGATTTACCGGAAACTAGAGTTCCTGACATATTCTAAAGCGGCAGCGCGCTGGGGTGGGCGATTGTAGGGATCAATGCGCGGGCGCGGCGCTGGCAACCATTGCGCGAAACAACGCCATTGAGGGCAGGTGCCCACTCGCTTTCAAGCGCGCCTTCAGCGCGTGCAGTTCCCGGCGGGCGTCCGCGTTGCCGGGATTAAGCCGCAGGCAGTAGCTATATTGGCTGATGGCTTTGGCGTTCTCGCCGTTACGGGCATAGAGCCGGGCCAGCTTGAGGCGCAACCCTCCATCTCCGGACCGTGCCTTGACCCGTTCAGACGTGCGCGCGCGCTCCATATAGAGTCGGCGCCATTGTTGGAAATTGCGCAGAGCGGCCTGCGCGTGGAGAGAATCTCCGGCCCGCGCCTAGGCGCGGGAGAGCAGATACCAGGTCTCCGGTATCTGCGGTACAAGCGCGACGGTGCGACTCAGAGGCGCGATCGCGCCCTTCGCGTCGCCGCTCTCGAAGCGCAGGCGTCCCAACGGATAGAATGCGAAGTCGCTGTCTCTATTGCGGGCGACGGCCTCCTGAAGCACGCGCCCTCCGGGAACTTCCCAACGCGCCCCGGCTGCATGTCGTGCGGGGAATGGCGGCGTTTCAATCCAGAAACCACGCCCTCGCCGAGCGGGAACTGCTGCAGGCACGCCAACTCGCGCCGGACGCCCCGACCATTCTCGCGCCGCGGATCGAGGTCTACCGTCAGGATTGGCACTATGACCAGGCGCTAAAGACGCTATCCGAGGCGCTGCCTCGGACGCCCGATAAGGAGCGGCGGCTGCTGGAGCGCGCTCAGGTCTATAATCAGAGGCAGGATGCCGACCGGACGCTTGCCGCTGTCGCGGAGGTGCTGCGGCTGAATCCCGGCAATATCCATGCCCACTATCTGCGCGCGATATCGCTGCGGCAGAAGGGCGACCTTGCGGGGGCGGCGCGCGAGGGAAGCGCAAGTCTATCAGCAGGATCCCGCCTTTGAAAAGGTCGGCTTGCTGTTGGGCCAGTTGCGAATACAGCAGGGACAGGCTACGGAAGGACAAAAGCTCGTGTCCGGGTTCCGTCAGCATGGCACGCGGGGCGAACGTGATAACTGCGCAACTGAAATATCGTGGTGCGATACGGGCCAGGTCTCTAGGGGGCAGACGGAGGGATGAGAAGAAGAGTTCCGAAGAATGCCAGGGCTTGGGAACGCAGCCAGAAGCGTTGCGCTCTGACCAGGAGAGGGACGCAGGGGCGCTGCTTGCAGCACCCTGGGCCGGGGATAGGTCTCTAGGAGGCCGGTCTGCGGTCATCCGAAATAGACCGCGTATCCCTTGACCGCCTCGCCCGTCCAGACGCCGACCAGCCCCCAGAAGATACCGGCCACCGCGAAATGCCCCAGCGCAAAGCCCAGGAAGAAGGGGATCGTCTTCCGATAGAAGGCCATGCCGCCGTAGCGCAGCGCCAGCGATTTGAGCAGCCAGACGATAAAGAACGATCCCCATATCAGGCTGCCGTAGCTGCACGCCATCGCGTAGCCGAGCGGATGCAGCGGGAAGCCGGTAAAGCGCAGGTGCAGGAACGACAGCCCGACGACGATCACCGCGCCCGCGCCCGTCGCCCAGATGCGCTGCAACTCCGGGCGCTTCGACGTGGTGGCATATTGCGCGGCGGTCTGGTACTCGCGCGTCGCTTCCCAGGTTCCCCAGATGCCGCCCTCCCGAAGCTGGAGCGCGCCGCGCTGATAGTAGGGCGTCAGATGGTTGTACCCGCCGACGACGAAACCAAGCACCAGGGCCAGCGTGATCGCCAGCACGACGCGCCGCATGTTGATATTGGCGCGGCGCGCGATCTCCATCGCCTCGACCTGATAGCCCGTCACGGTCGGATAGTAGCCGCGCGCCAGGAAGGAGAAGAGCGCCCAGGTCGGCATCGTCGTCGGGCTGCTCGCCACGAACGGCTGCGACCCGAACGTGTAGATCAACGCCTGCTTCTGCAGGAAGAAGGGGAACAGCCAGACCAGCGGCACGCCCGTCTGCCCCCGCAGGCGGCCCTAGACCAGCGCGACGGCCAGCACCATCAGCAGAGAGGCCAGCGCGACCCACCAGGCCATGCCCGCCGCCGTCGCGAAGGCCCACACCGCCAGAAACCCGCCCCAGCAGCCGAGGAACATCCAGCGATAGGAGAGACCTTCCAGCCGGGAGTCGTCCCTGCCGGTGAGGGTGGACTGCCATATCTTCCCCAGGTGGCGGCGCGAGAGCCAGATCCGCATTCCCGCCAGCACCAGAAACGCGCCGATGCCCTGCTCCTGCGGAGAGAGTTCCTGCGCCTGATAGCCCTTCGCCGTCGCGAAGACCGCGCCCAGCTTCAGCACGAAGAAGGAGAACCAGACGGACAGGCTGAGGTTCGTGGAGACGAGATAGCCGAGGCCGATCATCTCCGGGCGGAAAGAGAAACTCAGAGGAACCAGGCCGTTCCAGGGCGGACGGGTGAACATCGCCCCGATGTCCCCCTCTTTGCCGAAGGCAGGATAAGAGGGATAGAGGGCGTGCAGGATGTTGCCCAGGTTGTAGACCGCAGCCAGCGCGAAGCCGCCCCCCATCCGCCGGTTCTTGAAGAAGGGCATCGCGCCGGGGTCGCCGCCGGTCATCTCCATCGGCAGGAAGACGAGCGGAAACGACAGCTTCTCCTCCTCGGCCCAGACCCGATAGAAGAGGGCCATCAGGCAGTAGAGCGTCCACCAGAGCGCCAGGAAAAAACCGAGCCAGCACAGCCCCGGCCCGATCCAGAGATTCCAGGGGACTCTGCCGTCCGGGGCCGACTCGTAGAGATGCCGGATGGCGGTCAGGTCATGGGGCATCAGCCAGCCGGGAAGAAAGGGCCGGACGGTCGGGATGTCATCCGTCTTGTAGTAAAACGGCGTCCCGATCAGCGCAAAGAGAAACTGCTCGATGCCGATGCCCATCACCGTGCTGCTGACGGTCACGAACAGGAAGAGGACGAGCAGTTCGGCGCGGGTGAAGGGGCGCAGGCGCGGCAGGCTCTTGCCTAGCTTTGCTGCCGGGCTTAGCGGGCGGCGTGGCGCTGTCCAGATGCCGCAGGGGTGCCTCCCGCAAGGGAACGGGCAAGACTTCCAGCAAAATGGGCAACAAGCGTTGGTGCAGTTCCCGACGGATAGGGCTCTCGTCCAGGTCGAACAGGGTTACCTCCTCCTACCCTGTGGCGGCGTCACGGCGGGCAGCGTCAGTCTCGCCAACTGTTCCCGAGCGAGCATGGCCCCGGTTTTGGGCGGCGCATAGTAGAGCGGCACCAGCCCACCCACCCGCCAGGCGTAGCGGTCGAGGTCCGGGCCGATAAACGCTCCCACAGGACAGGCGCGCAGCTTGACAATGGCGCTCCGAATGCGGCGGCAGGCCGTCGCCGGAGAGCATTGCAGTTCTGCCGCGATCACCTTGAGCTTGATCCCGTGCGCGCGGGCCAGGACGCTCACGCGCTCCTCGTGCGTTAGTTCGGCGTAACGGAGCCGAAACCGGATCTCGGCGATCAGTTCCATATCGGCCACCTGCGCGCGCTGCGTCTGGCAGGCCAGCGTCGCCCAGCGCCACTCCCACTCCGGCGCGCCGCCCTCCAGGGACTGTTCCAGGGAGATTTCCCGGCGACGGCGCTCTCTGCGGCGATAGTCGGAGATCGCATGACGGAGGATGCGGAACAGCCAGTTCACGGTGCGGCTGGGGCCGGTCGCTGCATCCACTTCGTCGAATCCTTCGAGTGCGAACAGGGCGTTCTCGATCACTTTTTCAACCAGGTCTTCAGCGTCTTGAGGGTGGTGGGTAGCCGCGAGCGCGGCCTTGTAGAGGGCTTGGCGGCAGGCCATGAGGCGCTTGCCGAACTCGATGGCGTCAATACTTTGTGCCAAGGACGTTCTCCAGCGTGACCCGATGGCGACCAAGCGCACGAAGGGACAATGGTGATAGGGTTCGATTGTCTACAGGTTGGCGAAGAGCGCGGAGGAGCGTCAGATGGCAGGCGGCCTGCTCCGTACGGCTCCGGCGACCAGGCGCACGATCCGCGATGGTTGGGCGATTAGGACGCATTATCCGGCAGCGCGGCGATCATTTCGAGCGCGCGGCGGCGGTTGGCCTCGGCCTCGGCGAGATTTTGCAGCAGCGCCGCGAGCATCTCGCGCTTGGACGGGTTCACCAGATTCAGCGAGTAGCCCGCGACGTGCCAGGAGAGCGTGATATGCGCTCTCGGCACGATCAGTCTCACGCGACAGCGGGGACAGTACCACCCGGCCTGTTCGTCCGTCAATGACCCGACAAATTTCCCGCACGGGGAACCGTCCGCTGTGATACAGGGGCATAGAATTCTCCCATCGTCGCGAGGTTCGACCACGACAGACTCTTGTTCGCTCAGCAGCATGGTGTTTCCTAGCGGTCTGGTGTCGCACAATGTGCCCTTGTTAAGTACCATTCCGCACGCGGCCTGCTCTCTGCTCATACTTTCGGCGCGCGGCCCGGCCTACGCGATGAAAAAAAGCAAGAGTGCGGGCGTTGGTATCTATAGTGCCACCAGTCGTGGCGCTCTGATTCAGACGGCTTCGCGCCCGTCTCTTTCCGAAGCCGCGAAGCCGCTTTTGGTCACAGCGCGAAAGCCTGCCTGGGGGAAAGCCGCATGGGTGATACCGCATCCAACATAGTCTGTTCGTACCTCGGAGATCGGCTTCCAGTTGTCATCGCGCTGCTGGCGGCGCTCTCGGCACGGCACGCAGAGACGGCGGATCACTGCTGGCGCGTTGCACGCTATGCGCTGCGTCTGGCAGACGCTTATGCGGCGCAGGTGTCTATCTCCACCTTCTGCTGGAACGAGGAGATGCGCGCGGCGATGGCCGTCGGCTCTCTCCTCCACGATGTGGGCAAACTGGGTGTCGCGGATGCGGTGCTGTCAAAGGCGGGAAAACTGGACGCGGCGGAGCGTCAGGCGATAGAAGAGCATGTCCTGATCGGTATGCAGATCATCCACTATATTCCCGGACTTCAGGCGGCCCTGCCCATCGTCAGCTATCATCACGAGCGCTGGGATGGAAATGGCTATCCCCATAGATTATCGGCAGAACGCATCCCCGCACTAGCCCGCCTCTTTGCCATTGTAGACACCTACGATGCGATCATTAGCCGACGCTGCTATCGAGAGGCCGCCGACTACGCGATAGCGGCGGAGCAACTCACCCAGGGCGCGGGCCAGCAGTACGACCCGATCATGGTAGACACCTTCCTGCGCCTTCCCGAATCGGAGTGGGCAGCCCTCCGATAGCGCCCGGCGAGACGGAGCGAACCGGGCGCATTGTCCCACAAACCCTGCACGCATACGCCCGGCGCGCGGGGTGTTGTGTATCCGGGCGACCTTCATGGCAGCGGCGCTCCGATACAGAAAGGCAGCCGCTGCTCTGAAGTCTCCATGATCTCCTTGTAAACGGAAGATGAGCGAAACCACCGAAAGTTGGGAGAAACGCGCGGGCGAATCGAGCCGTGCCTACGCCGCCTTCTGCGTCTATCGCGATCTGGGGCCGGGCCGGACGCTGACGGCGGCCTATCGCCAGGCATCGGGCCGGGAGAAAGCGGTTCCGCCGGGGCAGTGGACGGGCTGGTATCAGGATCAGGAGTGGAGGCGCCGGGCGGACGAGTACGACGCCAAGATCGAGGCCGATACCCGCCGCGAACGGGAGCGGGCGCATCTGGCGGCGATCCGCGACTATCGCGCGCGCCAGCGCGCGCTGGCGCAGGCGACGCTGAAAGCGAGCATGGCTCTCCTGGAGAAGGCGAGCAAGCGCCTGAAGCAGATCGCGCCGGACGAGATCGAGACCCGGCATCTTGGCAACCTCTACCGTGCCGCCGCCGCGACCGCCAATGCCGCCTCCGAAGCCGAGGGGATCGCGCTCGCGCTGGACGATTTGCTTGATTCCTTAGATGCCGACACTGAAGCTCCTGACTCAGAGACATCTGCGCCGCAGAGAGCGTCGCGATAACCCTGTCACCATCTGCCCGAAACAGACAACCGTAGAGAGCGCCGCCCGCCAGACCGCCGAGTTCGCGCGGTATCGCTTCGATCCCATCCTCTACCTTCGCGAGAAGATGGGCTGGGAACCCTGGCGAGGCACAGAGGAGCAGCCAGGGCAGGTCGAGGTGATCGATGCCTACGTGCTGGCGCTGCGGCAGATGCACGAGCGGGAGGAGTACGAAGCCGGGACGAAAACGCTTGAGGAGTTGACGGTCTGGCAGCCGGGCGTCGTCATTCAGAACTGGCTGCGCATCGAGGCCGGACATGCCGTCGGCAAGACCAAGCTCTTCTCCGGCCTGGTCAACCATTTCTTCGACTGCTTCGTTCCCTCGATCCTCTACACCTTTGCCCCCACCTTCGAGCAGATCCACGACCTGCTCTGGAAGGAGGTGAAGGCGGATCGGCGCGGGAAGGGGCTGCCGGGCCGGATTCTGGACCTGGCGCTGGTCGTCTCCGACAACCACTTCGCAAAGGGGCGCGCGACCAACAATGCGGGTGGCAGAGGCTCGGAGCGCGCACAGGGGCAGCATGGGAAGTATCTGTTGTTTGCGATGGACGAGGCCGAGGGCATCCCCGATTTCGTCTACAACGCGGTCAAGTCCATGATGTCGGGCGGCATCTGTATCTGCCTGATGGCCGCCAATCCACGGACTCGCTCCAGCACGTTCTACCGGCAGAGGGAGTTGCCGGTGGTCAAGAACTTCCGCATCTCCTGCCTGTCGCACCCCAACGTCATCGCAGGCCGGGCCATCATTCCGGAGGCAGTGAAGCGCGACTACGTACTCGACATGATCGAGACGAACGCCGAGCCGGTCGCCGAGGAAAATCCCGACACCCATACCTTCACGCTGCCCTTCCCGGCCAGCAAGCGGGGCCAGGTCTATCCCGCTGGGCAGGTCTGGGAGCCGGATGCGGAGTTTATGTTCCGGGTGCTGGGCGTGGCCCCGGCCAACTCCGCGCACAACACGCTCTGTCCCATCGGGCGCTACGAGGCTGCGTGCCAGCGCAAAGAGAAGCGCGTCGGCTCCGACATCCGCATGGGCATAGACGTATCGCGCTGGGGCGACGACTTCGGCACGCTCTATGTGCGCGTCGGCAACTGGGTCTGGCGGGCGGCGCGGTTCGCTAAGCAAGACACGACCGCCTACGTGGGAGCCATCAAGACGGAGGCGCTGCGCCTGCAGGCGGACGGTGCGCGGTCGCTGCATATCCGCGTAGACGGTGGCGGCGGCTTCGGCGGTGGCGTGATCGATCAACTCAAACACGATCCGCAGTTGAAGGCGGCGTTCGGCGCGGAGTTCAAGGTCTTCGAGGTGGATTTCGGGGGGAAAGCCTACGACGAGAAAGCCTACCACTACCTGATGACCCAGCTCTACGCGGAGGCGGCAGAGACGCTGAAGGGCCTCTGCCTTCTGAACGCGCCGAAGGAGCTGGAGGCCGATCTCTGCGAACGGCAGTACAAGTGGGTCAATGTCGCGGGCATCGCGGTCAAGCAGTTAGAGCCGAAGGAGGCCTTCAGGCAGCGCTTACAGCGTTCGCCCGACGATGGCGACGGTTTCGTGCTGGCCGTCGCGCCCGACTTCCTTTTCAAGAGGCGCACCTGGGAATTCAGCTAAAAGGGAGGCACTATGGACGGGCCGCTCACCTTCTTCTACTATATGGTCGCTTTCGGGACAGGCTGCCTCTATCTGGCCGCCTGTCTGCTCTTCGTGCTGCTGACCTACGCCGCCCTTATCGGCTGGCTGAAGGCGACCCCGGCACAGGATACCAGTCGGCGGGGGGACGCCTAATTGCCCGGTTCCATGAGTAAATTCTATGCGGCCCGCCAGCTTCTGGCGGCGGGATTCAAGTCGTTCCGCTTCTCCGGCTATGGCGGCGACAATGGCTCCGGGCCGGGCGGCTTCGCCCGCTGGGGCGGCTTCTCCCGCCCGCTTCCCGGCACGGACTACAACTTCCAGAGGGAGGCAGGCAACCTCTGGGAGAACTCGGTCGTTCTGGCGCTGATCAAGTGGCTTACCCGGAACTACCCGGAGGCGCATCAGGTCGTCACCCGGCCGGGCGCGGACGGCAAACCGCAAGTCCTGCTGGAACATCCCCTGCTCGACCTCCTGCGCAAGCCCAACCTCTGGTATGACCGGAGCGTGCTGGAAGCCGGGCTGCTGCTCTCGTATGTGGTGAACGGCAACGCCTATGCGATCCGGCTGCGCTCCGCGCTGGGGAAGCTCGTGGGGCTGCAATACGTGCCGCACTTCCGCCTGTCTCCCTACTGGCCGAAGGACGGGAGCGAATACATCACCGGCTATGTCTACCGCGTGGACGGCGAGACCTACCTCTTTCCACGCGACGATGTGCTGCACATTCGCAATGGCCTGGATCCCCTGAACGACCGGGTGGGCCTCTCCGACCTGGCCGCCGTCCTGCGGGAGGTCTGCACGGATAATGAGGCCGCGACCTTCTCCTTTGCGCTGCTCAAAAACATGGGAATCCCTGGCGTGATCATCACCCCGAAGGAGATGGGGCTGGAACCGCTCACGCCGGAGCAGCGCGCCGAGTTCAAGCAGCGGTATCGGGAGAGTACGACGGGCGACTATCGGGGCGATGCGTTCGTCCACAATATCCCGATTGACGTCCATTCGCCGGGCTTCTCGCCCGAACAGATGGTACTCGACAAGACGCGCGAGATACCTGTCGGACGCATCTGTGCGGCCATCGGCATTGACCCGATGGTGCTGGGGCTGCCCTCGCCCAACAAAACCTACGCCAACTACGAGAGCGCGAAGGCGGCGGCCTACGATATGTGCCTCATGCCACTGCATCGGGTCTTCGACATGCAGATGACCGACCAGCTTCTGCCGGAGACCCTGAACACACATCCGAAGGATATGCTGGGGCGCGACTACGCCAACGTGCGCGGCCTGCAAGAGGATCAGAACGAACGACACAAACGGGCGCGGGAAGACTATGCGAAGGGGCTGATCATGCGCAGCGAGGGCAAGCGGATGATCAACGAGCCGACGACCGCCGCCGATGATGTCTATATCACCGACTTGCAGATTTCGGTGGCGCAGATCGGACGGGAAGAAAACGCGGCGGAGGACAGCCCGCAGAAGACACGCCGCCGCCTGGGGGCGCTCTGGGCGCAGCGCCGTCGCGCGCGCCGGGAGCGGGAAGGAAAGGCCGCCTGACGATGGCCGACGTGGACGCGACCGAGGAGAGCGAGGAGCCAAAGTCGCAGGAGGCGCTGCTGGCGCTGTTTCTCTTGCTGCGCGCCGATACCGAGGAACACCTGCGCGATCTGGTGCATGACTTCGTGATCGGCGTGCTGTCGCTGGAAGCCTTCGGCATCCAGTTCTACGACCTGCTGCAAGAGGCCAACGCGGAAGCCGCCTACTATGGGCGCAGTTATGCGGGGGATACCGCTCCGCTCGGAGAAAGCGACGATCAGTTCGCGCAGGACGTGATCACGGCGATGAACGGGGCGGATTATGGGCCGGACGACTTTCTGGCTGATATAGAGAACGGGCAGTACACGAACCCGGACGGCTCGTTTCAGGAAAACAGGATCGCCTGGCGCGCTGCGCTCTATGCCTATCGGCTACTGGGAACCGCCAACGCCGCCTGGGCGCATACCCTGGGCGACGAGACGCTGCTCTTCTACTGGCATTTGGGGCCGAACGAGAATCACTGCGACGACTGCCCCGGCTTTGAAACCGGCTCCCCCTACACGCTCGCCACTCTCCCCGCGTTTCCCGGCGAAGGCTCGACGGAGTGCGGCGTGAACTGTAAATGCTATCTCACCACCAGCCGGGGCGACCGGGGGCTGATGCTCCCCGCGACAGAGGAGGCTTGATGCTATACTGTACTCACGTGGAAAAAATGAAAGCCTCGGACGTTCTTTCTATTTAGCGGAGGCGATGCTGTGAATACGGATTCGCTCCAGGTCGAAATCGAGGCGCGATGGCGCTGTAGGGTCTGGCTTTCCCTCGGGCTTGCGTTGATGGGGCCGATCTGGAGGCTGTCCCGTCTCTACGCGCTGTTCCCCCCCCCTCTACCGGCTGCCCTTCTGGTGGAACGATCTCTGTCTGAAGCGCGGCGGCCTGGAAGGGCGTGTTGCGGGCGGCGACCGGGGTCCGGTCGTGCCGAAGCGCGCGCCCTGCACAGGAATCTCACAAGGAGTACATTCGTGAAATCTCTTTCGTCGAGCCTACGGCTCTCCGTCGCACTGCGGGCGGCGCTGCTCTTGATCGTATTGATGGCGCTCCTTCTAGCGGCGCGCACGCGCGCTCCTGCGCAGACCGGCGTCACGGCCACCAAGACGCCTCCCGCCTCTCTCGTCTGGACCTTCCAGGGGCAGAGTCCGAATTTTCAGGGCGTCTCCTTCTGGATCTCGGGCGCGCGCGTGCGTCCTCCCTCGCGCCCCAGCGGGTTCGGAACCCTGGCGACGAGCGTGAGTGAGGATCTTCCTGCCTTCGTGACCATGATGAATCTGACCGTCCGCAACCGCGTAGGGGAGATCGTCTTCCAGGCTTCGCAGTTGGAGAGCGTCTCCTGGGAGGGCACGTTCTATAGCAATCGCTGGTCGCGCTGGTTTGTCGGGACGACCACGTTCCGCCTCTCAAAGGCGGTCACCATTGGCCCGGAGGGATTGACCACCGTCCACGCGCTCGTCCGATACACGATGCCAGCGAGCGGGAGGCCCAGCCTCTCGATAGATATTGACGAGTTCGGAGCCAACGGCCTGCATGTCAAGGGCATCCCCTTCGACAGCAGCGGCTCCTTCGCGAACCTGTTTGTCTGGTGGTAGTCCGTCCGCTGGTGTCCGAAGGGTTGCGGCAGAGAGGAGAAAGCCGATGGAATCCCCGGAGAACCCGTCCGCTTCGCGGGTCGAGCGAATGGCGTGCGATCTGCTGAAGGCGGAGGAGCAGGCGGAAATACTGCGCGCCCAGCAGCGTGCGAATCTGGCCTGTGTCGCCTACATGCAGGCGCTTCTGGCCCACCAGCGCGGGTCGGTCTATGCCGATTATCCGCAACTCAACGTGCGCGACCTGCTCGGCTCGGAAGCCGAAGGGACGCTCGCCCGCGATCTCATCGCGCAGTATATCCATCTCACGAAGGCGGAGCCATTGTAGATTGCTTCGGCTTCGCCCTATAATCTGTTTGCAGCGGATCATCGTTCATTCCCTGTTATTCTGCCCGCTCTTCTAGCTTTTGCCGGGAGATCGGGCGTCTTTTTTGCGAGGTACCCATGCGCTCTGACGGCCCTTCTGAGGCCGGGCCACTCCGGCAGAAAACCTATGGCATCTCCCACTTCAAAGCCTCGGAAGACGAGTCGGGCGTGGCCGAGATGATCGTCAACGTGTTCAACAACGTGGACAGCTACAACGAGCGTTCCAAGCCCGGCTGCTTCAAGGCATCGTTACAGCGCAAGAAGCCGAAAGGCGTCTGGATGCACGATTGGAGTCGCCCGGTGGCGATCACGCTGGCGGCGGAGGAGCTCGCACCCGGCGATGAACGGCTGCCCGATGCCATTAAGAGCCAGGGTGGCCTCTGGATCAAGGGCCATTTCAATCTGAATGTCCAGGACGGGCGCGACGCCTACGAGCATCTGAAATTCGGTACAGTGGACGAGTTCTCTATCGGCTACTACGAGGTGGAGACCGTGCGTGCCAAAGACGGCGTGACGGACATCCTGGAAGTGGACCTGGTCGAGTGGTCGCCCGTCCTGAAAGGCGCATGTCCACAGACGCAGATGACCTCCATCAAGAGCGCGAAGGGGCCGCAGACGCCCGGCGCGCCCATGCGGGTCAAGAGCCAGTACCTCGGCGGCTATGCCGAGGGCAGCGCCGCGGTGAGCGCCATCGAGAGCCTGGTCAGCAACCTGTTCTGGTACGTGCTTTACGATGCGTTCTACGACTATGAGGACGAGGGCGATATGGACGCGCGGCTTGCCGAGATCGAGGGCGCGTTCAACGAACTGCGCGACATCGCGCTGCGCATCTGTCGGGCCATTTTCGAGGGGGCCGAGGGAGCCGAGACGCCGCAGGAGGCGGCGGAACAGACCCGGCTCCTTTGCTCCCCGCCCGAATCCGCAAACGAGGCCGCGTCGCTGGCAGGCGCGGCCTATCAACAGCAGGTGAAGACGGCGCTTGCGGCTGTCGAAGACTGCCTCGCGCGCGGACAGGCGATTCACTCCCTGCGCGCGAAAGACGGGCGCTCCCTTTCCCCGGAGCGCCGGAGCGAACTGGAGACCCTCAAAACGCGACTGGAGACGCTCCTGGCGGAGACCCGCCCGGCGCATGAGGTCGCGCGAATCAAGACGTTCCAGCTTCGACAAATTCAACGCAACGCCGCACGAAGGGCGGCGGGAGAATTTCCGACGCTATGAAACTGCTAGAGAACCCGCGTTACAAGAAGGCGCTCGAAAACTACGAGCGCCTGAATACAGAGCTAAACACCCTCCTCGCCAAGGGGGGGGAGTACACCGACGAAGAGACGGCCCGGATGCTCGAACTGGATGAGCAGGTCGAGGCGGCCCTCTCCGAGGTGACGCTGTTCAAGAACGTCGAGAACATCGCGGCCAAAGCCGCCGAGCGCACCGCGCTCTTGAATGAACCGACGACGCAGGCGCGCCATGCGGCCGATCCGTCGGCAGGCGGGACCGCGATGGGCGACTTTCCCGCGCGCAGCAAGACCGTCATTCCGGCGACCGTGCGGCGCATCAACCCGACCAACTTCAAGTCGGACGAGGACTGCCCGGCGGTCATCAAAGCCTACCGCTTCGGGCAGTGGTTCCTGGGCGCGGTCTGCGGCCAGGAGAAGGCGCGCCAGTTCTGCCGCGATCACGGCATCCTGATCAAGGCCCATACGGAGAACGTCAACACCTCCGGCGGCTACATCGTGCCGGACGAGTTCGAGAACGATCTGATTGACCTGCGCGAGCGGTATGGCCTCTTCCGCCAGTGGGCAAAACGGACGGGGATGAAGTCGGACACGAAGAGCGTGCCGCGTCGCACCGGCGGCCTGGTCGCCTACTTTGTAGGCGAGGGCCAGACGATCACCGACTCGACGAAGGGCTGGGATCGGGTCGGACTGACGGCCCGGAAGCTGGCCGTGCTGTCCAAATACTCCTCGGAACTGGATGAGGATGCCGTCATCGAGATCGGCAACGATCTGGCCGGGGAGATCAGCTATGCTTTCGCGCTGAAGGAGGATCAGTGCGGCTTCCTCGGCGATGGCACGTCCACCTACGGTGGCATCGTCGGGGTCAAGACGAAGCTGCTGGTCGCGACCGCCTCGCTTTCTCCGGCGTCAGGCAACCTCTGGTCGGAGATCGTGCTGTCCGACTTCAACAACCTGGTCGCCCTCCTGCCGGAGTATGCCGATACTCCGAACTGCGCCTGGTACTGCCACAAGAAGTTCTATCACGCGGTCATGGAACGGCTCATGCTGGCTTCGGGCGGCGTGACGGCCTCCGAGATCGCGGCGGGCCGTAACGAGAAGATATTCATGGGCTACCCTGTGCGCATCTCGCAGGTGATGCCCAACGCCGATGCCAACAGTTCCATTCCGGTCTACTTCGGCGACCTGGCGCTGGCGGCGCGTTTCGGCGACCGACGGCTGACGACCCTCGCAATCTCCGAGCATCTCAACTTCGCCGAAGACGAGATCGCCATTCGCGGCACAGAGCGTTTCGACATCAACGTGCATGACGTGGGTGACACCAGCACGCCCGGCCCGCTGGTCGGCCTGCAGATGGCGTCCTCGTAAGCCTCTGTCCCCATCCCATTTCGCGCGCTTTCGGGGTCCTCGCTGCCAGCGATAAATCCGCAAATTTACCTCCGACCGTAAGACGTAAATTTGCGGACTCACACGAGGAAGGGAGTGGTGGCCCCGCGCGCTCTGAAGGAGAATTGAACCGTGATTCACGGACAAGATCAGAAGATGCTGCTGCTGACGCCGCCGCAGTTGATTGACAACGCGACGGCGGCGACGACGGAGATCGACACCGTCCAGAACGGCATGAAGTACGACTACGTGGACATCTATCTCATCACGGGAGCGATGGACATCGGCATCACGGCGCTGAAGGTCACCGAGTCGGACACCTCCGGTTCGGGCCATGCCGACATTCCCGGCGCGACGTTCGCCTCGGCCCTGCCCGGCGCGACCGATGACAACAAAATCTGGCATTTCGGACTCGACTGCCGTGGTCGGAAACGGTATCTGGACCTGAACTTCACCTGCGGCGACGGCACGGCGGGCGTCTACTGCTGCGCCATCGCACTCCTCTCTCGCGCGCACGAAAGCCCGAACACGGCGGCCAAGCGCGGTTTTGCTGGAGAAATCCTGATGTAAAAAGGCATCATCGCCCGGAGCGCCTTTACAGTGCATTCCGGGCGATGGGCATTGGGGAAAACGATGAGCCTGGAAACCTGTTACCGCACAGACTGGAAGATAGGCGACGTCTGCCGGGTGGGGAATGAAGAGGGCGTAGTCACGGACCTCCTGCCGGGCGTCTTTATGGCGCGAGTGGCGCTGCCGGGACGAAACCTCAAGATCGCGACCGGTCTGCTCGTTCCAGTGCGCGCCGCGGAAACGGATCCCGCAGGCGACAAGCCTGCCTCGGATAAGGCGCGACGCGGCCCACGCCGTGAAGCCTGACAGATTGGAGGCAAGAGGATGCCCGTATCCGATGCCGTGCGCGAACGGCGTGTCAAGCACTTTACGCTAGCCTCCGAGATGCTGCTGCCTGCCTTGCAGGGCCAACTGCGCGTGACGCCGGAGACGCTTCCTCCCGATGCGGAGTTTGTGCGGGCGAGCTATGATGTGGTCAACGATGTCTTCCTGATCGTCGTGGCGCACCCCCGCTTTGAGCGGGTTCCGATCCTGACGGACATCCCCGCCTATTTCCCCCTTTTTGTGAGGAGCGCCTGAGTGCCACAGCCCGACTTTCCTGCTGCCGATGACCTACAGAGCTACCTGATCGGCTTAGGGATCATCAATCCGGCGGTCTACGAAGCGGCCTTTGCCTCCATGCGGCTCGATGTCAAAGCGGGGGCGGCAAAGGAGGCATGGGAGAAGCGTACCGGCTGGTATCCGTATCTGTCCACCGGCAACGCCACGGAGGAGCGGCGCTTCGATCCCCCCGGCCCGAACCGCTTCGGTTGGACGCGCGGCGGCGGGCGTGTGCTGCAACTGCGCTGCGGCATTCTGAGGCTCACCTCCCTCAAGACCGGTGTGACGGAGACGAGCGTCGGGCAGACGCTGACTGAGGGCCGGGACTTCTGGCTGACGGACAACCTGGACAACCACGACTATGCCGCCCGCCAGCAGCCCGCCTCGCGTATCCATTTCGCCACCACGCAGATGGGCGCAATCCGCTCCATCGTCATCGAAGCGGAGTATGGTTTTTGCGCGGAACTGCCCGATCTGGTGTTTGAGATGGTGCGGCAGTACGGAGCGTATCTGGCGCTGGCGGAACTGCGCCTGAACATCTCGCGCGGCCTCTTCTCCTGGCGCGACCTAAACGCGGAGATACGCTATGCGGGCGGCGGAACCGTGCCGCTCCAACAGGAAGAGATGCGCTGGAAACAGGAGTTTTTGAGCCAGGCGCTGCGCTATGAGTGTCCCGGCTATTAGTCTGGAGAACGGAGGCAGAGTCTGGAAACGCAGGATCGGGAGCAGATCGAATTCGCTGAGAAGGAGCGGGCGGAGTTAGAGAGCAGCAATTTGCGGGACATCGAGTACGCCCCGCAGACGCAAGACCTGATCGTCTGCTTCAAGAGTCTAGTGGCCTACCAGTATACCGGCGTGCCGCCGGAGATCGTGAAGGGGCTGTGCGCAGCGGAGAGTAAGGGGGCCTACTTCCATACGCATATCCGCAACGCCTTCCCCTACAAGAAGCTGCCGGACTATGTCCCCTTCGACTGGGAGGCGGCGCGGGCCGCGCAGGAAGCGCAACGTGCGCAGGAAGCCGCTGCTGCCGAGGCGTTAAGTAAAAATCCGGCCTAAAATTTTAATAAGCCAGGCCGTAAGTAAAAATTCTTTCATAGCAGGCAGCAGGGCAGAGGGGACAGAAAGCTCACACTTTTGCGAGTGTGGCATGGGTTGTGCGCTCCCGACAATACTAATGCGCCGTTCTGAGGCGGCAATCGCAGACAGTCGTTTTGCAATCCCTCCTTGGTTCGCTGTGTCTCTTCCGCCCGCCGGGTCTCCTGGCGGGCGGTTTTTATGGGGAGCGACCCGTGGGCTGGGCGAACTACTCTGAAAACATCAACTGGCAGCTGCAGTCGCTGCGACAGGATCGCGGCAGCCGCGTCTTCTTTCGCGGCGTCGAGTACCGTGTCTCCACAGAGAGCGTCGCGGGCGCACAGGTAGGGCAGCAGGCCCTTCCGGTCGAGAGTGTCGGGCCGCTCATCGCCGCCGCGGATCCCCGCATCTTCCGATTTTCCCCTGCTTTCTTTCGGCCTGTCACCGAAATTGACCCGCCGCAGGAGAATGAGGAGATCCTCTGGCACAACCTACGCTATCGGATCACGCGCGTCAACTACGATGACGAAAGCACGGACACGCACGCCATCAACTGCTACGCCTATAGGATGGTCGTCTAAATGGAGTCTCTGCGGCCCTTCCTGGATGTATTCTGTTTCTTCGTGTTTCTCGCCTTCCTGCGGCTCTGCCTGTTCTGTTTAGACAGCCTGTCGGCCTGGATAGAGCGGCAGGAACGACGGCGGGAGGAGTAATGCCTGAAACGCCCGCTTCCGATACGCAACTCGGCTCTGCAACTCCTGCGAATCCGGAGGACAACAACGCCCGCGCGACCGGCCCGGCCTACTCGCTCGCCAGCAGCGCCCGCGTCTTTCGCAACTTTCCGGTTGCAGACGATTTCGGCACGTTTACCGACAACTGGATCGAGATCGGAACCCTCGCCTGTCGCTTGCTCAAGCAACTCACGCAGGAAGAGCGCGTCGAGGGGGGGCAACGCAAAGCGCTCTCGAAATGGCGGGCAGGCTTCGACCTAAACGCGGGCTTTATCCCGCAGCCGCAGGATGCGCTGATCCTCGATGGCCTGCTGTATCAGATTTTGGAGACGGATGAGGGACTGACCCAAGCGGCGGCGCTCACCGCGATCCTGGCGCGCAAGAACCGGATCACCGGACTGGATTTCCCGCCCTAACGTTCGGAAGCTATCTGAGATGGTTGCTTCCTCTCTTCGTGATTCTATTGCTTCGCTACGGTGGTGGAATACCGATGGCCTCCTCCCCTCGCCTGCCCGACGCGCTGCGACGCGACAACCCGAAACGCTGTGATCTGGAAGGGAAGCTGCATTTCGAGCTGCACAACGGCTACTCTATCCCCTTCCTCGATGACAACGAGATGGCCTCCCTGATCTGCTACTACTTCAAGGCGACACGGAACGAGCAGGGCGTGCGGCGCATCGGGCAGGTACGGGTGACCGTCGAACTGTTGGAGGAGTGAGCGTACCGACTTTTCGCGCGAAAAGTCGGGCATTCGCCACTATTGCCGATGCCGATAGATTGTGAACTGACCTTCGCCTTCCCGGAGCCGCTGGAGGTGCGCCTGGGGAACCGGACGCAGCAGGTGGTGACCAAGGCGGCGGCAGCCATCGCGGCGGACGCGCGGCGGCGCATCCGCCTCCCTCCAAAATCGGGACATGTCTATCGTACCGGCCCACAGCCCTTGCCGCATCAAGCCTCGGCTCCGGGTGAATCGCCTGCCAACTGGCGCGGTATTCTCGCTCCCGACGAGGCGCAGACTTTGATCGGCAGTATTCGCTACAAGCCTTCCCCGCTCGCCGAGGGAATAGCGGAAGCCGTCGCAGAGGTCGGCGCGCAGCATGGTGCGCCGCTCGAATACGGGACTCGGTTCATCGCGCCGCGTCCCTTCCTGGCCCCCGCCGCTGCGGAAGTGGGGCCGCTCTTCACGGCCTGGATGATCGCGGCGATAGACCTTGTCACCCCCATCCTTCCGCTGCCGGAACCAGACGCCGAAGCGTAAGCGGCGATATCACACCACCCAACCTCTCACAACACCGGGCGGAGGCATCCCTCTCTCTGGATGCCTCCGCCCTTCTGCATAGAAGGAAAACTGTACTTATGTCTCTTACGGACAAAATCACGCGTAGCTATACCGGCAACGGTTCCGCGATCACCAGCACGGTCGGCGAGTATACCGGCAACGGCATCGCCAGTTTTGACGACGATATCGCCGCCGGTGCGACCAATGTCGAGATTGACATCACCTTCCCCTTCGCTTCGATCCAGGCGCTGGCTATCGTCTCCAGCCAGGACCTGACGCTCAAGACAAACTCGACCTCCACCCCGGGTGACACGATCAGCATCAAGGGCGGCGTCGGTATCGTCTGGGGCAAGGACTTCCACGAGGCCAATCCTTTCACAGCAGATGTGACCAAGCTCTTTGCGACGAACGCGACCACGAACAAATCCACGCTCAAAATCCGCGTGCTGTTCGACGCCACGCCCTAACCTTCTCTTCCCGGCTGCCGCGCGTGCGAGAAAGAGTGAAGTCTCCCCCCCCAAGGGGTGGGGTTTTTCCCGCCGCAACTTGTGGGGGGCGCGCGCGGCCTATCCCGGCAGAAGGAGCCGGACTGGGCAGCCCGTGTCACGTCCGTTCCGGCTCTCTGCCGGGCGCATCGCTTTTTGCCCAGACGGCTTGACGAGAGCATGGACCTCGCTTTTTGACGATGGCAAACGAACTTCCGGCGGGCGCGGCTTGGGTGATGCGCCGCCTCACTGCCAACCCGACCCTCGACGCGCTCCTCGGACGGCGTATCTTTGCCGACTACGCCCCGCAGAGCGACCCGCAGGCATCCGCTCCGGCAGCGCTCCGATACCCGCTTCTAATCTTTAGCGTCGCCAAAGCCCACGACGCGATCAAAGGCGGCGGCCAGCGGGCGCTCACCGTGCTGAAGGCGACGGTCAAGGTGGTCGGAGAAGGGGGCGGCTACGGCGATCTGACGAGAATTAACGACGCCGTCGACTCCGCGCTGCACCATGCGTCGCCAGAGGAGATCGCCATCGGCAGCGAGGTCTATAGCATCCTGGGATGCTACCGGGAGACGCCGATCATGTATCCCCACGACGATGAAGGCGTGCGCTACAACTATCTCGGCGGGGAGTACTGCATCTACGTCAAGCGCAAAACCTGACGCACTCTCTACCGCCCTTCCCTCCCTTATCAGGAGGCGTGGGGCGCACTACGTTATAAAGGAAACACACGCTCTATGGCAACTCCGAGAGCCTCTATATTTGAAACCTATCAGTTCGGGGTCGAAGACCTGAGCGCGAAGGGCGTGCAGGTAGCGGCAAACAAGCGGATACTCTCCATCGAAATGGACTGCGACCCCGTAATCCCGGATGACGAGGTGGAAGCCTCCGGCTCAAAGGGGCCGCTCGACCTCATTTTCCAAAAGGAGTATAGCAAATGCTCCCTCAAAGGCAAACTCTGCTATAATACGCTTTCCTACCTGCTCTCCTCCGGCCTCTGTCTGGCCACGACCGGCGGCAGTGGCGGCGTCTTCACCTGGGTCTTCGCCCCCAACGTCTTCGGCCCGGATCAGTTCCAGACCTACTCCCTCGAAAAGGGCAGCGATGCCGGAGCCGATGCGATGACGCACGGCACGGTGACCGACCTGATGCTCGACTTCGGGCTGAAGGGGGCGGACATGAAGGCCGAGATGATCGCCGGGAAGATGAAGCCGGGCATCACGATGACCGCAGACCCGGAGGATGTGGATGTGGCGCCGGTCTCTCCCGATTCGCTCGATGTGTTCGTGGGGGATAGTGTGGATGCCCTGGTACGGTTGGAAGACTGTTTCAAAGCGAGCTGGGGCTTTAAGGATCGCTACAAGCCCAAGTTCACCCTGAACACCGCGCAGGAGAGCTTCAAAGATATGGTGGAGTCGAAGTTCGGCATGACCGCCCAGCTCAATGTCGAGCAGAACTCGGTCGCGGACGACTTCATGGCCGACCTGCGCGCCAAAAAACTGAAATTCTGCAAGATCCGCTCGACCGGCGGAATACTCTCCGGTAACGACACCTACCTGCTAGAAATCCTCTTCCCGTTCAAGTTCCGCAATCCCAAGCGCGGCGATACCGATTCCGTCTATGCGGGAACCTACGATCTGCTGCCGGTCTACAATCGCGATTTCGGCGGCATCGTCGAGGTAAAGCTACAGAACGCCCTGAACAGCCTCTAATCGAGGCTTAGACAGCCTCTAATCGAGGCTTAGACAGCCTCTAATCGAGGCTTAGACAGCCTCTAATCGAGGCTTAGACAGCCTCTAATCGAGGCTTAGACAGCCTCTAATCGAGGCTTAGGACGAGAAAGGGAAGCTCCTATGGCTCTGTCCATCGGTAAAATCCGCACGCTGCTCACCCGGCCGCTTCAGATCGAGGTGGAGGGCGAGCCGCTACACTTCCAGTATACGCCTGCCGGGTTCACGCCGGAACTGGAAGAGCTGACCCGCCAGGCGGAGGGCGACAACGATAAGCTCGGCACGCCCGGCGCGCGCACCATGCTCAAGAACCTGCTGATGGGCTGGGACTTGACCGAAGACGCGCCCGATGAAGTCACCGACGCCAAGACCGGGAAGAAGCGGGCTTACGACCCGCAGAAGGACGGGCCGCTGCCGACCTTGCCGATAGATGACGCGACGCTGCGCATCGTCCCGAATTCGGTGCTGTTTATGATGCTTTCCGCCATCGTCGAGGACTTGAACCCAAACGCTACGAGCGGAGAGAACTCGAACGCTTCCTCAAGCACGGAAGCAGCGTAGGCTCTCCGCCCGAAACCTATCTTCTGATCCGCGCCGCGCGCTATCTGGGTGTGCCGCCCTGGGAGTTGATGCAGCAGTCCGTTTACTGGCGCAACTGGGCGCTGGTCTGCGAAAGCCTGGAAAACGCCGCAGAACAGTATCATATCGAACGTCAGCGCCGGATGGCGGAGGGCTGACATTCGTGGCGACAGGAGAGAGAGGGAGAGGCTTCCGGCCTCTCCCTCTCTTTTTCCCTGCGTCGTTTCCCCCTTTGTCGTGAGTGATCTTTGATGCAGATTTCCGATCTCCTCGTGCGCGTGCGCGCCGATATTTCGCAGGCGCAGACGGGCCTGCGCCAGATACGCACCGAACTCGAACAGACGGGGCAGGCCGCCCGTGAAGCGGGGGCGCAGTTCGATCAGTTCGCGGGGAAGATGACGCGCAGTTTCCGCGAGGCCGCAGCCGCGCAGCGCCAGTTTAACCAGGAACTGAGCCTGACGCGCGGGCGGCTGGCGGAGCTGACGCGCGGCGACGTGTTGGCGGCAGACCGGCTACGCTTCAAGGGCTTTATCGCCGAGGGCGATCTGGAACGGCTGCGGCGGGCGCGGGAAGAACTGCGGGAACTGACGACGCAGGCATCGGCAGACGAGGCGGCGGTGAACCGAGTCACGGCGGCCTACCAGCGATTCGACAAGGAGCTGCAGCAGACGCAAGCGCGGATCGCCGCGATCAAGAGCGGGGCGCTCAATGCGGGACTCTCGGCCAAATCCGACGGGCTGGTGAGCGATGGGGACATCGCGCGCCTGGCGACCGCGAAGGCCGAACTACGGGAGCTAGACACCGCACAGACGCGCTTCCAGACCCAACTGGCGGCTTCGCGCCGGGAACTAGCCGCGATGCAGGGCGGAACGTGGGAGCGTCTGCGGGAGACGGTGGCCGGAAACGCCCTGCCGCGCCTGCAAAAGCTGTATCCCGGCGTGCCGGACGCGGAACTGCAAAAGCTCGCCAATATCCAGCAGCAGACCGCCGGACTGGAGGCGCGCAAGAACCTCACCGGCAAGCTGACGAGCGGAGCCGCAAACACCGCGACGGGAATCCTGGGATTGGGCGTGCTGTCCGCGCTCGACTTCTCCTCCGTTGAAACCGCGCTGATTCGCCTCAAGAACAACGCGGTGATGGATCAGAAGGAGTTCGAGGAACTCCGCAAGATCGTCCTGAAGCTGGCGACGGACACCGGCGCGCCTATCGAAGAACTGGCGCTCGGCTTCCGCCACATGAGCGACTTCGGCTTTCATGGGGCCGACGCCGCCAAAGTCATGACGGTCGCCACCCGCGCTGCCGTCGCGACCGGCTCCGACCTGGAGAGGACCGCGCAGCTTCTAGCGAAGGTGCTGAAAGAGAACAGCTTGTCCGCCAATGAAGCGGGCAAGGCCATGAACCTCCTCTGGTACGCGGCGGCCAACGCCGATGTCTCGATGGAGCAGTTAGTCGAGAAGGGCGGTCGGGTCTTTGCGATGGCCTCGAAGATGGGTGTCTCCTTGAAGGAGACGGCGGCGATCCTGTCTGTTTTCATGGCAAACGGCATTGATGCGTCGCAGGCGACGATTCAGCTGATAAACGCTCTCAATAAGCTGGTCATGCCGACAAAGGAGGTCCGGGACAAGCTCGACGCGATCACGCAGGCGACGGGCATCAACCTGCGGGAGACGTTCAGCCTTGCCGGGTTGCAGGCCAAAGGACTCTCCGGCGCATTCGAGGATGTGCGGCAGGCCGCCGTGCTGCTGCACGAGCCGTATGAGAGGCTGGCGCTGGAACTGTTCCCGAACCTGCGCGGAACCATCGGCGCGCTGATCGGCACGTCCGATTCAGGAATGCAGGGGCTGAAGGAGCGAATGGCGGACATGGCGCGCATCGAGCGCGAGGAGTATACGCCCGTCCAGGAAGCCTTTACCGCGCAGCAGAAGACGATGACGGCGGAGATCGCCAAGACGGTACAGGCTATCCGGGTCGAGTTCCTGCCTGCCGGACAGAAATTCGCCGACATCTTCAAACAGGGGATACCGCTGGTCCGCGACTTTGCGGACATCCTGAAGCGGCTGCTGGATTTCTTCCTGAATCTGCCCAAGCCCGTGCGGGAGTTTGTCCTGGGTATCGGGGGGATCACCCTGGCGTTCAGACTGCTGGGCAACCCGATCACGGGCGTTATGGGACTGCTCGGCGATCTCATTACCGTCTGGCGCAGGGTCAAAGCGGCCTCGGTCGAGGCGATGATCGCGCAGCAGCTTGCAGCGGATGCCGGAGGGTCGGCGGCGGGCGCAGGCGCGGCGGCAGGGGGGGTACGCGGCTTCTTCTCCCGCAACGCCGGACTGCTGGGCGCGATAGGGATACCCGCTGCCGTTCTCACCGCCGAGTATTACGGTGGCAAAGCCCTGCAGGAGACACTCTGGGCGGGGGATGCGCCGCGCACGAACGCGCGCTTCCAGGAAGGCATCGCGGCGAAGGAGCGGGACCCGAACTACCTGCGGAGTCGTATCAAGGCGCTCTCCGAAGAGCAGCGGCGCATCAATTTCGGGCTGGAAGACTACAAAGGGATCCCCTCGAAAGAAGGCGAGCTGGTCGAGCGTAGCCATAGAGTCTACGAGGAGATGTCTCGCCTTCAGGACATTCTGGCGAAGCTGTCGCAGACCGCAGGCCCGGCAGGAACGGCGCTCAGTATGGAGATCGTCCGGCACGCTTCCGACGCGCTCAAAACTCCGGCGGGACAGGCGTCCTGTGCCTATTTCGCCTCGGAAGTCCTGCGGGCGGCGGGAGTGAACATCCCGCTCACGGGCAATGCGAAACAGCTTGCCGACAGGCTCCTGTCGGCAGGCGGCATTGCTAAGCCCGGCGCGCAGGCGGCTCCGGGCGACTATCTGTTGTTTCATGGCCTGAAGTATGGCAACGCGCCGGGCCAGCGCGAAGGGTATCACGGCGCGATCTACCTGGGCGGTGGCCTGATGCGCCAGTCCTCCGGCGTGCCGGGTGTCAATCAGCGCATCACCACGGAGCCGTTCCGCGATGTGGCCCATGCGACGGCGATCTCCGTTCCCGCAGGGCTTTTCGGAGCCGCCTCCGCCCTGGGAGCCGCGACACGGGCGGCTGCCGAAGCCAGAGGCCCTTACGCGCCGCCGGGCGTGCTGGATGCGCTGCATGAAAAGACAAAGAAGCTCTCGGAGGCCGACCGCGAACTGCTTGCCTACAATAAGGAGATGGCGGCGGCGCAGGCGCGCTTAAACGCGCTGCAGACCGGCGGGAACAAGGCGGCGGAGCAGCTTGCCGGGAAGTATCGCCTGCTCTCCGATGCGCAGCGCCAGGCGCTTCAGACCGTGCAGGAGCGGATCCAGCGGAAGGAGCAGACGGCGGCGCAGGAGGCGAAGTTCCGTGAGCAGCTCACGCTTACGAACGCCAAAATCCGGGAAGCCCACACAGGCGAACTGGAAGGGCTGGCAAAGCTCAAGCAGCAGTACCCGCTGATTTCCGAGGAGCGGCTGAAATACCTGCTCCGCCAGCAGCAGGCCTTGGAGACGGCGGAGAAAGACCGGCAGACGCAGGAGAAGCTCAGGGGCGAACTCTCCGGCCTGAAGAGCCAGCTTCAGGGAACGCGCGCGGAGAGCGACCTGCACCGGCTCGCTTTCCAACTGACCGGGCAGACCTACGAGAAACTCTCCGCGCAGGCGCGCAAATTGGTGGACGAGATCATGGGCGTCAAGCGCGAACTGGCCGGGAATAGCGAAGTGGATAAGGCGCGCCGGCTTCTCGAAGAGGGGCAGGCACGGCTTACCATTATGCAGCTTCCCAAAGAGCAGCGCAATGTCGTTAATCAGTTCGGTGGGGAGGCGACCGAACGGCTTAAACTCTGGACCTCGATGACCGAGGCACAGAAGGAGAATTTCGTTACCACCTACCGCAATATCGCAGCGAACGATGCGCTGGAAGAGTCCTACAAACGCGCCGAGGAAAATCTGGCGAAGTTCCATGCGGAGATGCAGGCTGGCATCAACGCCCATAGCGCCCGCCTTGCCGGGAACCCGGAGGAGGCGTCCTGGCAAGAGAGATTGGGCGCGAATGGCGGCCAATTTTTCAAAGACCTGACCTCTGGGGGCGATTGGGCGACGATCATCGGGCGCATCGCGCAGGCACGCGAAGAGTTTCATCGGTTCTATCAAGGGCAGGAGGAAAAAAAGAAGCTGGACGCAGCGACCGAAGCGTTCAAGTCGCTGAATGCCCAGCTAGACGTACAGATGGAACTGCTACGTCTGCGTGCGTCGGGCCAGAGTGATACGGCAGAGGGCGCGTGGGCCGAATGGCTGCGCGGTCAGAAACACCCGGAGAGATACCTCGATGATCCTAACGAATATGCCCGCACGATGGCGCGCTTCAAGGAGCAGTGGGAATTCTCGCGGCAGATCGAACACCTCGATAAGTTCCGACAGTCCCTCGCGAACACGCAGAAGGAACTCAGCCTCCTGACGGCGGGCAGCGACTTCGCGCGGTTCCGGGCGCAGATGCAGGAGATAGATAAGGACGGGAAGCTCCTCCAGCCGTTCACCCAGGAACAGCTACGCAAGATGTTCAACGCCCAGCAGAATCTCGAAACGGTGCGCCTTTTCGCCGACGGCACACGGGGCATCCTGCGGCAGATGTTCACGGACATCCTGCATGGCGGGAAAGACCTGTGGAGCCATCTGGTCGGCGGGTTTACCAAGATGTTCGAGGAGATCGCAGTCAACTACCTGACCAGCCAGTTCTACAACCTGATCGTGCGGGGGCTATTCGGGGCGGGCGGCGCGGCTCCGGCAGCAGGCGGTGGCGGCGGCTTCCGTATCGGAGGGCTGATCGGCGGAGTCATCGGCGGCCTCTTCGGGGGTGGCGGCGGGACAACGCTCAGCGGCATCGCGGGGCCGGTCAGTATCGGCGCTGGCGGCACAGGATACGACTTTTTGACAGGCAGCTTCCAGGGCGCATTCGCGACCGGAGGGCCTCTCCTGGGGGGGCGGGCGGCCCTCGTCGGGGAGAACGGGCCGGAACTGTTCCTTCCCCATAGTGCGGGCCGCATGATACCGAACGAGGACCTAGGGGCCTTTAGCGGCGGGAATACAGTGATCCTCCATGTGCATGGCGTCTCGGATGCGGCGAGTTTCCGGCGCTCGTCGGGGCAGATCCTGCAGGATGCACACCGGGGCCTGCAACGCGCGGCCTCGCGGAACCGGAGAGGATAGCGAGGGCGATGTCAGCACAGCTACCCACATCGCCCTCGCACCGTTGTGGGTGTAGGCTCGCATGATCGATGACGTCCGCTTTCCAGAGGATATAAGCTATGGGGCGCAGGGCGGGCCGCGTTTTGTGACGCAGATCGTGGTGAGTGGGCGGGGCAAGGAGCGCCGTAATCGCCTCTGGCGGCGGGCGCTCCATCAGTTTAGCGTCTCGCATGAGATGCTGCGCCCCGATGAGTCCCATGCCCTCCTGGACTTCTTTTTCGCGCGGCAAGGCAAGACGCGCGGCTTCCGCTTCAAATGGTGGATGGACTACTCTACCGATCAGCCCATCGCCGGGGCAAAGCACGCGCTCTTGCCCCTATCGGCGACGGTGTTCCAGCTCCAGAAGCTCTATACCGACGCTGGCGGCAGTTATGCGCGACGCATCACGCGCCCGGTCGCCGAGACGGTGCATCTCTATCACCCGACAACGGGAGTAGAACTGACCTCCGGATTCACGCTCGACGCCAATACCGGCAAGGTCACCTTCGCGGTAGCGCCGGGGTATACGCCGGAAGCGACCTTCGAGTTCGACCTGCCCGTGCGGTTCGGCACGGATGAGATGGAGATGGTGGATGTCAGCCTGGTCGAGCAGGAGTGGACACGTATCCCTCTGGTGGAGATTCTCGAAGGCGACAGCCTGGGACTGGGCGGCGGCGGCACAACCGCCTTTACAGAGACGCGCTTCCCGGAGGACATCGCCAATGGCGCGCAGGGGGGGCCGCGTTTTGTGACCGCGGTCATCAAGGCCGAATCCGGCGCGGAGGGCCGCACCCCGATCTGGCCGCGCGGCAGACATCGCTTTGATGTAAGCCATGCGTTGCGCAACCCGGAACAGGCGCAGGCGCTCTTAGCGTTCTTCTACTGCCGGGGGGGACGACATCAGGGCTTCCGGCTGAAATGGCAGCGAGACTACTCTACCGATCAGCCCGAGGCCGGAGCAAAGCACACGACCGCGCCGATAGACAGTACGCGCTTCCAGCTACAGAAGGTCTATACCAGTGGCTCCGTCTCCTACGCACGCCCGATCACAAAGCCGCGCGCCGAGACCGTGCGCCTCTATCGGCCCGACACGGGCGCGCTGATCGCAAGCAGCGATTACGTTCTGGACGATACGACCGGCGTCGTGACCTTCGATTCCGCGCCCGGATTCACCCCGAAGGCGCGCTTCGAGTTCGATTGCGCGGTGCGCTTCGATAGCGACGAGATGCAGATGACCGACGAGAGTGGAGCGGCGGCGAGCTGGCCGCGCATTCCCATCGTCGAATTGCCTTGAAAGCAAGCCGTGTCTACCGTTATCGTCAACCTCAATGTAGCGACGCCCGGCTGGGTGGATACCGGCCTAGTCGTGACGCCCGGACAGAGCCTCAAGGTAACGGCTTCGGGCAGCGTGCAGTGGTCGCCCGGGAAGTTTGCGTTTCCCGAAGGGACGTATCCGCCTGGCTACACGGACCTGACCTATCCGGCGGACAGCAGCCCTTCGGCCTACAACCCGGACAACGTGCTGGAATCCTTCGACGAGAGCGGCGGGCTGTTTCTCACGCATGACGTGCCACCCTACGCCCTGGCCGTCGTGGTCAAAGAGGATGACGGCGCGCCTCCGGCAGCAGGCGAGAGCGGTCTGGTCTCTGGGGCGCTGCGCCCTAACCGCGCCACGCTCTATACGGCAGAGGCCCTGCATGGCGGCGCGGGCGGGCGCGTTTGGATCGCCTTCAATGACAACCATTACGCCGACAACTCCGGCACATTGGTCGTCAACCTGCTTGCCATCGACTCCGGCGCGGTCGGCGCGAACGGCTGCCCCACCTTCGTAGGGATCACGACCGGCACGGCGGCAGACGTCTACCTGGTCTTTGATGTCAGTCCGTCTATGTCGAGCGCCTACGGCAGCAGCACGCGCTTTGCGGCGGCCAAAGCCGCCATCGGGCAGGCCCTGACCAACCTGCAAAACGGGGCGGCGAACCGCGTCGGCCTGGTCACGTTCTCCTACCTGTTTTTCAGCTATGGCGAGCTGGCGGGAACCTACTACCAGCAAGATAGCCCGCTCACATCCGACATCGCCGCCGTCAATGCGCTCGTGCAGGGCCATGCGACCGGCGGCGGCACGGGAACCGGCACGGCCCTCGCGGCGGCGCGCAGGTATATGGAGGCCGAGGGGAATCCGGCGCATCAGAAGATCCTGCTCCTGGTCTCGGATGGACAGTGGAACTACGGCCTCGATCCGCACACGGTCATCACCGACCTGAAGGCCGCGCATCCCGACTGGCTGGTCTATGCCGTTGACATCAACGACGGCGCTCCGAATGAGAGCAACGAGTTCATCGGCTCCTCGGTCGGAGACGGCTTCTACAGCGCCAGCAACCCGGAGCAGTTGGCGCGTGCGCTTAATCTGCTCACGTTGCAGGCCGTGATGAAACGCGGCTTCTCCGATGCGTTTACCGCCGCGCTCGCTTCGGAGACCACAAACCTCTGCGCTCTCCTGCGCATAGAGCGCAAAGACGGCATGGTGCTGGGCTTTACGACGCACGATGAAGACCTGCTCGTGGACGGCCAGCTGTACGAGACGCTCGACAGTGTTGAGGCGACCGTGCTGCGGCAAGAAGTGGGCAGCGGCATTGATAACATGGATGTGGCGGGCATCCTCTCCTCGACGCGCATCACGGAGGACGACCTGCGCGCCCGGCGCTATGATGGGGCAACGATTACGCTTTTTCTGCTGGATTGGGAGACTCTGACGGCCTCTCCGATCCTGGTGCGCGGCAATTTCGGCGAGGTGCGCCTGACGGACGGCAAGTATGTGGCCGAGATCCGCGGGCTCATGCAGCGTCTCTCGCAACAGGTGGGGCATGTGACCCAGCCCACCTGTTCGGTGCTGCGCTTCTGCGACGCGCAGTGCGGCCTGGATATCGCCGACTTCACCTATGCCGCCGAGATCGCCACGACCGGCAGCGCACGCCTCTTCACCGTCCTGCCCGCCGAAGGTGTCACGTTCCCGGCCTTCTCCTTCCGCTACGGCATCGCCCGAATGACCTCCGGCGACAATGCAGGGCTGGAACGTGAGATTAAAGACTGGACGCCCGCCTCCGGCACGGTCGAGTTGCAGGAGCCGTTCCCGTTTCTGCTCGCGTCAGGCGACACGCTGGAACTGGAAGTCGGCTGCGACCGGAAGCTGCCCAGTTGCATCGGGTTTGACAACGCTGCCAATTTTCGAGGTTTTCCCTATGTCCCCGGCACGGACAAGATCAACGCACGGGGCCGCCCGCCGCGCTAAACGCCCCGCGCTCACGCCGGAGGCCATCGTGGCGACCGCGCGTAGCTATCTGGGCGTGCCGTTCGTGCATAACGGGCGGACGCGCTTCGGCCTCGACTGCGTGGGCCTCTTAATCGTGACCGGCCAGGCGCTGGCGCTGCTGGACCACTTCCAGGACGACACCTATGGCCGCCACATTGACGCCGCCCGCCTGCGCGCCGAACTGGAGACCTATCTGACGCCCCTGCCGGAGCCGACCGCGTATCAGGAGGCCGTGCCGTGGCAGCCAGGCGACGTGCTGCTCTTTACCATCCGTCGCAACCCGCAGCATACGGCTCTGCTGACCGAGACCGGGCCGGAGCCGCGCTTTATTCACGCCTGTCAGAGCGCGCGTCGGGTCGTGGAGGCGCGCTTGGATAGCCGTTGGCAGGAGCGGCTCGTGGGCGTGTTTCGCTGGAAAGCCTTCCCGATCCCGGAGCCGCACCGCCCGACCTATTTCGAGAGAGACGTTCCCTAATCCGCTATGGCAAACATCGTCTTAGGGGTTCTTGGCGCGGGCGTTGGCGCGGTCTTCGGCAACCCGATGCTCGGCTTTTCGTTGGGCATGGCGGTCGGCGGCGTGCTGTTTCCCCCCAAGCTACCGGATCAGAGTCGGGGCAAGCTCGACGACCTGCGGGTGACCGGGAGCGGCTGGGGGGTGGCGATCCCGCGCTGCTGGGGCCGGGTGCGGCTGGGCGGCAACGTCATCTGGATGGCCCACTACAAAGACGGCATCGCGGTTCCCTCCAACACGCCCGGCGCCGTCAATCTCCTGGAGCATGTCTCCGATACGCACGAGGGCGGCAAGGGCGGCGGGGGCGTTACGGTTCACAACTACTCCTACACGACCAGCATCCAGGTGCTGGTGTGCGAGGGGCCGGTCAGCGCCATTACCAAAATCTGGGCCGACAGCGACCTGGTGATCTACGACAGCGCGCAAGACCCTCCCAGCAAGTACGACCTCCGAATCGCGCTCGGCACGGACGACCAGTTGCCGGACAGCTACGTGGAGAGCATCGAAGGCGCGGGGAACGTGCCGGCCTATCGCGGCTTTTGCGTCGTCACGATCCAGGACATGGACCTGACCGACTTCGGCAACCGGCTTCCGAACCTCAATTTCGAGGTCGACCGGGGCGTGGCCCTGGTCAAAGACCCGCTGGAAGCGTTGGCACGCGCGTGCGGGATGACGCGCGATGATTACGATTTCTCACAGGCCAACGCCCCCCTGGAAGGCTTGGTGCTGGCGCAACGCGAGGCCGCCTCGCAGAGCCTGGAGCCGCTCTGTGAGATATTCGCGCTGGATTTCACAGAGTCGGACGGCAAGCTGCGCGTGCTGCCGCGCGGCGGCGCGCCCGTGATGACCCTAGATGCCGACGATCTGGGCGCGATAGACTGGCCGCCCCATGACGACGACGAACCGGCGCCGACCCTAGAGACCACGCTGGGACAAGACCTCGAACTGCCGCGCACGATGACGCTCACCTACTTCTCACGGCAGGGCAACTATCAGCAGGCGTCCCAGCAGGCCATCCGGGCCACCAAGGGCGACATTCAGCAGGAGGAGACCTACAACACCCCGCTCGTGATGAGCGACGATGCGGCGCGGCAGGCGGCGGAACGGCGGCTCTATCAACGGTGGCTGGAGCGGGACACCTATAAGTTTTCTCTGGACTGGCGTTACCTGGTCCTGCTGCCCGGCTCCCCCGTCAACCTCCCGGTCAACGGACTGCACCGGGTGCGCATCGTCCGCATGGACCTGGCGCTGCCGGGCGTCATCCAGTTCGAGGCTGTTCCTGCCGATGACGAGGGCGGCGTCTACTGCCAGGTCGTCTCCGGGGGCAGCACGGCGCAGACCGCGCCGGTCGTGCAGAGCGTGCATCCCGTCACGTTCACCGCGTGGAGCGGCACGGAGTTGCAGGATGCCGACGGCGCGTCGCCCGGCTTCTATGTGGTCGGCACGTGGGCCGAGGGCGGCAGTGGCGGGCAGATCTACTATTCGCCGGACGGCGGCGCGAACTACGTGCTGGCAGGCAGCGTGCGCGAGCGCAGCGTCTTCGGCACGACGACCTCGGCCCTGGCCGACGGCGCGACCGCCGATGCCTGGGATACCACCCATAGCGTCGGCGTGGCACTTACGGAGCGGGGCAGTTTGCAATCGGCGGCGCAGGCGGAAGTGGAGAACACGGCCACGAACGCCGTCCTGATCGGGCGCGAGATCGCCGGGTTTGCCAGCGCGACCCCGACCGGCGCGCTCTTCTATACGCTTTCGACGCTCCTGCGTGGCAGGCGCGGGAGCCTGATGACCGGACACGGCATCGGAGAGCCGTTCGTGCTGCTCTCGCGCGCGGTGCAGCGAGTCTCCGTCGCCGAGAGCCTGATCGGGCAGACGGTCTATGTCAAAGTGGTCGCGCCGGGCCTGACGCTCTCCGAAGTCGCCCCGGTCGCGGTGATCATCGCCGCGAACCACCCCCCTTATGCGACCACCGACACGCTCTCCGGCACGGTCTACACGCATGGCCTCGTGCCGCTCTCCAATGGCGATCCGGCGGAACCCTCCGTGCTATTCGATGCTGGCGCGGTGATCCTGATCGAGGTCTAACGGACAACTCCTGTGGCAGCTATCTCCAAACACCAGTACGCCATCAACAACCACAAGATCGAGCGGTTCGTCTTCGCGAATGCGAGTGAGCGGGCGGCGGGGACTCCCAACGGCATCACCGACCCGATCACCGGCGACGACTATACGCTCGTGACCGACGACATCGGTCAGATCGCCTACCAGCAGGATAATGGAACCTACTGGCGCTTGACGGGCGTGGGGCCGCTCTCGTGGCTACAGATCACCGGCACGGGCAGTGGCACGGCGACGGGCGCGGCGGGCGGCGTGCTGTCGGGAACCTATCCCAATCCCGGCTTCGCGGTGGACATGGCGACCCAGGCGGAACTGGATGCGGAAACCAGCGCGCGGGCATCGGGCGATGCGGCGGTACAGGCGAACCTGAATGCGCACCTGACCGATACGACGGACGCCCACGACGCGGCGGCGATCTCGTTTGACGATGCAACCGCCTCTCTGGGGGAGACGGACGTGCAGGGCGCGATAGAGGCGCTCGACAGCCGCCTGGATACGTTCGAGAGCGCCGGCGTGCCGCCGTCCGGCGCTGCCGGGGGTGACCTGACCGGAACCTATCCCGATCCGACGATAGCCGCCAATGCGGTCACGACCGCCAAGATCGCGGACGCCACTGTGACCGACGGCAAACTCGCCACGAGCTACATCAAGGCGGACGGCACACGCCCCTTCACGGGCGACCAGTCGCTGGGAACGCACAAGCTGACCAACGTGGGAGACCCGGCCAGCGCACAGGACGCCGCGACAAAAGCTTATGTGGATGGCCTGGTAGAGGACCTCTCCGGCGTTTCGGATGCGGCGACGGCCCGCACGAACCTGGGACTAGGCAGCGCCGCCACGCATCCCTCCACAGACTTTGCCGCCGCCAGTCACACGCACGATGGAGGCGATATTGTCTCCGGCACGGTGGCGGCAGCGCGCCTGGGCGTGATGACCGGCGACAGTGGCAGTGGCGGCGCGGGCGGCGCGGTTCCGGCTCCGGCGGCGGGGGACGCGGCGGCGGGCAAGTTCCTGGCGGCTTCCGGCGATTGGGCGGTTCCTGCGGTCGCGCCGGGTTCGGTGACGCCCGGCAGCAATGGGCAGTTGTTGAAGACGCTTTCCGGGGCGGCGGTCTGGGCCGACGACATCCGCTCCCTGACGTTGGGCTTCGACGGCGGCGGCGCGACGCTAAGTTCCAGCGCGAACATGGAGATTGTCGTTCCGTTCGCCTGCACGATCCTCGGTTGGACGCTCGTCGCCGACCAGAGCGGCACGCTCGTTCTGGACGTGCTGCGATCCACCTATGCGGAATACCCCACGATGAGCAGTCTTTGCGGCGGGAGCAAGCCGTCGCTCTCCTCGGCGCAGAAGAACACGGATTCAACCGTGAGCGGATGGACGACAGCGCTGGCCGCCAACGATATTCTGCGCCTGCATGTGGACAGCGTGACCAGCATCCAGCGTTGCACGCTCATGCTCAAGGTCAAGCGCACGGACTAACTCAGGAGTTCTCTTATGCCGACAGGTGTGCGTATCTATACCTCCAATGACTCCAGCGCGCCGCAACTCTACGGCAGCGCCGGGTCGCTCCTCTCCGTACTGGACGGCTGCCTTGTGAACGGCTACGGCAGCCAGACGGCGGCGGGTTGGGCGAAAGCGTTCAGTGGCACGAACAAGGCGGCCTATCGCCCGCCGGTAGGCGGAAACCGCTTCTACCTGCGAGTGCAGGACGATGGCGGCGGGACGGGAGGGGCAAAGGAGGCGCTCATCCGCTCTTTTGAAACCATGTCGGACGTGGATACCGGCACAAACGGGATGCCGACCAGCAGCCAGTCCACGCTGACGAGCTCCTCGCTCGTTGTACGCAAGAGCGCCCTCGCCGATGCCGTCACCGGTCGCCCCTGGATTGTGGCGGCAGACGACCGCACGGTGTACATGTGGATTGCCAACGGCGACGCCGCCACTATGTATTCCGGGTGGGGGTGGGGCGACTTCTACTCCGCGAAGGCGAACGACGGGTATCGGACGTTCCTTATTGGGCGCAGCACGGAGAACGCTACCGGCAATACCGGCGAGAACTTGGACAAAACCAATGACCAGATAAACCAGACTGTTGCGGGGCATTTTATACAGCGCAAATACGATGCGTCAGGAACCGCCGTCACGATGTGGAAAGGCCCGTGTCCGATGATTGGAGGGCTCTCAGGGGTTTTAGTGATAGGCAATATGGGACAGATGGCGTATCCCAATCCTGCGGATGGCAGCCTCTATCTGCTGCCGCTTTTCCTCAATGAGACCGTCGCCGCCAGTATCCGGGGTCGCTTGCGCGGCCTGTGGGCCTGCATGAACGCGCCCGCGAACCTGAATGACGGGGACACCTTCTCCGGCACGGGCGACCTGTCGGGCCGCACGTTCCGAATCGTCAAGCAGTCCTATGGCGGAGGGCTGTACGTCGTCGAGACATCAGATACCTGGGACACCAGCAGCTAGGAGTCTTTCCCGGTAGAAGTGGGGGATGCGGCTTGAGAGAGGCGCACAGCGTTCTCCCTCGCATCGTCCAGGCAAAGTTTCTATACGGAGGGACTGGTAGGAGAGTGGGACAGATGGCAGACCTCGGCGCAGTGGGAAAAACCCTGGGGGCGTACACGGCGGCAAAGAACCCGGTTGCCAACCGTCTGGCAGGCGTGGGATGGGGGCGCAACGGCGGGGTGGTCGCGACCTCCAACCGGGCCTATAGCGGAGCCGCGAACCCGCTCTCCTATGCGCAGCGCAAAGCGGGCGCGGGGGGAAGCAAGGGAACCGGCAGCGATGGCGGGGGCGGGGGAACGGGCGCGACAACGCATGGTTTCGGAGGCGCAGGCTAACGCGCCCTCCGCGCGCCGCGATGAGCGTCACGGCAGAGCGGAGCCTCCCGGAAACGGGGAGGACAGACGGACAGACGGTCAACTACCGCCTCCTAAAGAGGGCGGCTTGTCCCTACGCGGAAGCCTGCGCCTCGTTGCGGAACATTATGGACGACTTCCCCCTCTGGCTGGATGAAGAGGAGGTGCGCGCCCTGGCAGAAGAGATTTCTGAACGGCTGGACCGCGCGCCCTACCCGGATGTCGAGACCCTCGCGGCCCCCCTCTTCGCGTTTGGCGCGCGCTTGCGCCTGGAAGCGAACGGGGAAGACGGGCTGGAGGCGCGAGGCGCATGACCGGAGCCGACGCGGGCCGCCGTCAAGGAAGCGGGGCCAGGCCCGCTTCCTGCGGGCGACAGACGCCCCCGACCGCGCGGAAAGGCCCTCGGACCGAGGCGGAGGCGGTGGCCTCGGTGGAAGCGCGGATTCATCAGGTGGCGCGCTGGTACGCCAATCCCCACTGCCCGGAAGAGGATCTGTGCCAGGAGGGGCGGCTCGGCGCGGTGCTGGGCTTTCGCAAGTACGACCCGGCGCGCGGCATCGCGTATGCGACCTTCGCCGACTACTGGATCCGCCTCTATATCCGGCGGGGCTACCAGAACTACAGAGGTCTCATCCGTCTCCCGCTCTGGCGACAGACCTCCGACCAGGCCCGCCGCCTGCCGGAACTGTGCGAGGCGACGAAGGTGGTCTCGCTCTCCGGGATAGCCGAGGATGAGGAGGCCCTGCCCCTAACCAGTGCGACCCGGCAGACCGACCGCCTGCCGATAGACGAGCGTCTGGCGCTCTCTACCGCGTGCGCCCGGCTCCCGGCAGGGGAGCGGGAGGTGCTGACCCTGCGCTACCGGGAAGAGTGGTCGCAGGACGAAGTCGCCGCCCGGATGGGACGCTCCCGCGCGCGTATCGGCCAGATCGAAGCGCAGGCCCTTGCGCGCCTGCGCCAACTATTAGGAGACGACGGAAGCGGTTCTCCGTCCTCAAAAAACCCCCCTCCCCGCGTCCTTTAACCAGGAGAAAAACGCTTTGAAACGGCTCTTTTTGCGCCTGGCAGTCGGCCTGCAGGCGACCGCAAACCGGCGGGCGCCTGCCCACGCGCAGGCCGAGGTTCCCGATGCGGTTCCCGGCGAAGTCCTGGTCGGCTTTACCCAAACGGCAGGCGCGGCCCAGGTCAAAAACGCCCTGGCCGCCGTCGGGGAGAACGCGGGTCAGGACCCCGTGCTGCGGTGCGTGCGCGTCCGCCTCAAGCCCGGCGTGCCGATGGACGCGGCGAGGGCGCGCCTGGCCAGACACCTGGGCCCAAGGGGATGCGGTGCGCGTGGTGGCGACGGCGGTCGTCAACGGCATCACGGGCAAGCAGACGATAGACAGCTTCGAGCTGGGCGGCATCCCGACCCTCGGCCCGGCGTGGCCGTAAGCCCGGTCTGATCCGCACGGGCAAGTAGACGGCCCGACTCCCTGAATAGAGAGTCGGGCCGCTTCCCTTTACGAGAACGTGAGGATTTACCATCTAACCTATTCCGTTCTCGGAGGGATTTCTTGCCTGTCGAAATTGCCAAAACTGCGGCCTCGGTCTGCGCGGTGCTGACCACGTTCTCCGGTCGCCTGCCCTTCACTCTGCGCGAGCAGATGCTGGTGCTGGGGGCGTTTGTGCTGATGGATGCGGCCTGCCGTCTGTGGCTGGCGGCCCGCGCTCCGAAAGCCCGCCGCCGCGCCCAGTTCCCTCTTACCTTGAGTCGCCTCGGCGCGAAGCTGCTGCAATACCTGCTCTTCCTCACCCTCTCTGCCGGGGCGGCACTGCTGGCGCATACCTGGCTGCCTCTGCATTCCGCCTTTCTAGGACTGATCGGCATCGAGACGCTCTCCCTGCTGGAAATCCTGGCCTTGCTCGAACAGAACGGCGGCGTCAACATGGGGCCGCTGCGTCCTCTGCTCCGCTCGGTAAGCCGCTACCTGGTGACCGGACTCGACAAATCGGCGGAGGACTCCGCCGCCCTACCCACTGTGCCAGACACTTCGGAGGAAAGTAAGCAATGAATCTCTTGCAACGCATCTTCGGCGCGAAACAGATCGCTGCGATGAAGGCGGCGCTGGCCGCCCTGATAGACAAGGAAGTGGACGTGATCTTCGACCACAACGGCCCGGAGATCATCGAGGCGAAGCTGGTCGAGTGGCTGTCCGGCCCTATCGGGCGCAGTCTGCTGGGACAGATGGGACTGGCTGCCGCGCTGGAAGAACTCGACGCGATCCTGCGCCGCAACTACACGGACAAGGGCCGACGGGCCGTCAAAGAGTGGCTCAAGGGCCGACTGGGGGTCAACCGCTAGATGGGCAAGATCGTGACCGTGACGGGGCCGCAACTCGCGCTAAAGGCGCTGGCCCTGAATCTGGCGTTTGCGAAAGCGGGCCTCCGGGAGACGGACGGCCCCAACCGCAGTCCGCAGATAGATGCCGTCGAGCAGGAGTTCGGTCTGATCGGCGCGGCCTATTGCGTGATGGGCCAGGGCCATGTCTACGCGAAGGCCCTGGCCTTCCTGACGGGACAGGACACCGCTCCGGCGACGCTGCGGCACATCTTGCAGCACGATCTGACCGCCTTCGTGGTCTTCGACCCGTCCTGCTCGCAGATGAAGGCGCGCAACGCCTCCCGCAAGCTCTGGCGCGACGGCATCCTGGGCGTGCAGCCGGGCGATCTCGTCTTCTTCAACTGGAAGGGCGGCTCCGCGCCGCAGCATGTCGGGATGTTCGAGCAGATGTTGGGCGGCGAGCGGTTCGCGACGGTCGAATGGAATACCGGGCCGGGGCCAGCGGGAAACCAGTCGGATGGGGATGGGGTCTATCATCGCACCGACCGGACGCTGCGGCATGTCGTCGGGTACATGCATCTCAACGATCCGGCGCTGCGGCATACGTTCGGGGAGCCGCCTCTGCCGAAAGCCGCGTGAACCGGGAGAAGGAGAAACGCTGTGGCCGTGAAGATGCCCGGCTCGACGGCGCTGCACACGGCCACCTGCAAGGCCATTCAGGACTATATCTGGCTCAAAGGGGGCTGGTGTTTCAAGGCGCTCGGCGGCTTAGGCGTGCGACGTGGCCTGCCGGACATCCACGCCTGTATCGCCGGGCGTGCCGTCTATATCGAGGTGAAGACAGGGGACGGAGAAATGGACAAGCGCCAGCGCGAGGAGAAGTGGCGCATTGAGCGGGCGGGCGGGATCTTCATCCTGGCCGGGAGTGTGGACGACGTAGAGGCGCGGCTTGTGGCGGAGAAATTGGTGACGCCGAGTCTCTTTGGCTAGGCTGCCGGACCTTCTGAACAGGGCGAGCAGGGAAAATAGAGACGGCGCACGAGCGTCCAGGCATGGCAGATCGGGCCGAAGAGCCATGGCTCTTCGGCCCGATTTTTGTGTGTGCCAGACCGCTCCGTTCCTCTCATTCAATGCCGAGTTTTGCTCGGAAATGCCTCGGCAGTCCAGAGAGATACTGCCTCCTGAAATGCGATACCTGATCCGGATTCGCGTGCCGGATCACCCGGAAAGGGACCTCAATCCATTGTGAGCGGAGTGGCGTCCCCAGATAGACGACGGCGATGTCAACTACCGTCGCCTAAAGGCGAGCGGCTTGTCCCTGATTGGAGGCTGTCGCCTCTTCTCGGAACAGGAGGCAGGTTGACAGGTCTGCCCGGGTTCGCCTGCTAGTACCAGCGCAGGAGAGCCATGCTGTTGGTAGAGGGCGCTGCGGATTCCTGAAGGCTTTTCCTCTGTCGGTGGCAGCCGTAACGCGAGTCCCTTCCGCTCTGCCAAGCGGTTTTCACGCGCAGCGTTGCCCCGTTCCTGAGCAGAGGTCTAACAGCAGAGGCCTCTGCCGAAAACCGGATACTTTCCTACTACCCTACAGGCTCCAAAACCGGAAAGCCTGTCAACAAAAACGAAAGGAGTGCAGGGCGGAAGGTTGTAGACGACAGCCAGGCGGAGGAGAGTCTTGTGGAGAAAACCCACGCCTGTACGCGCTTGGCTGTCTAAGCAGGAAGACGCTTCCTGTTGCCTGCTTCTGCAAGCATCCTTTTCGGCATAATATTTCTCCCGTTCGCCCCCGAGGATCGCCCACTGCTGCCCCCCCCCCGCTCTGCAAAAGAGGGCAAGCCGCTTCGGACGGCTCATATCGGCAACCTCCTCTGTGGCTCCTGGCCGTCTAACGCGGCAAACAGTTTCGGCAACTCGCGGCCTGGATTGCGGAACCATCCCGTGCCATCGCAACTCTCCACACCGAGCCGTAGGCATTCCCGAATGCGCCAGGGGCCGGACGTGCGCCCGATGTGGACACGCTTATCGCACCCCTGGAAGAACTGGGTGATCTCCTCGGCGTGCCGCCACTTCCACTGCGTACTGCCGCCGACGAACACAGTTGAGGGCGACAGGCGCAGGGCCTCGCAGTAGTCGCAGCCGTCCTGCAAAGCCAGCCCCACTGGCAGATTGCGCTGCCAGAGTTCGTCCCGGTAGCGATAGGCGCGTTCTACCGTGCGTTGCCAATCCGCCACAACATCCGGCAACAGGACAAACAACGGCAGAGAGGGCAGTGTCGCTACCTTATCCAGCATCCTGAGCCAGCGCGCCTCACCTTCACGGCGCCACCAGCCGGGATCGTCGCGATGCTTGAAGGCGTCGTTATCGCAGGCGTAGTAGCGCGTCCAGGGAACGCCGAAGTGTGTCGGGCTGAGCAGGAAGCCGATGTTATCGCGTCCGGCCAGCGCCGCCTGCGCCTTCGGGCCGCTGGAATGACCGAGCAGTACGATCATCACGCTCCCCTTCCCTTGCGCTTCTCCTGCCGTTCGGCCCGATGCGCTTCCACCTCCGTGCTTACGTCCAGGAGACAGGGTAGCTTCGTGTCCGCCGCCTGGCTAGGCAGCAAAGAGGCGGGTTCTGCAAGCTCCCTTTTCGGCATAATATTTCTCCTCTAGTTTCCGGTAAACTGGAGCCTTCCGCTCCTGTCTGACACGTATCAGACAGAACGGTTGATCTCTCGAACGGCGATGAGATAGAGACATTTTTCAATGTTGCCCTACGGAACCGGACAACTTTGAAACCGGACAACTTTGAAAAAGGCGGCTTGGAAGTTGGCTATGAGAAACGTCTGTCTGACAGAAAGGCTTCTCATGCCCTGGATTTACCGAAACTAGAGGGCCATGGGAAACCGCCAAAAAAGGGGGGGTCGGATACAAAGCGGCTACTCCCCGCTTCCCGTTGGGAATTAGAAGCCCCCCCGTTCGATCTCCCCGCGTTTTCTGGCGTCCAGTCCTGTCGGCAGCGTCAGGGTCTTCTGTTCTCCGAGGGCGTCGTACTCTTCCGTCAAACGGGCGACGGGCCGTTCCCAGTCTCGCGACATGTCAGGCTCCTTCCTCTCCGACTTCCCCGAGGTAGAGCGCGCTGACCGCCGCCCAGGTCGCCGGATCGCAAATCTCCGCCTCGCAGTCGTCGCAGCGCAGACCGGCCAGGACGTTGATCTCCTCGTCCTGGTAGTGCAGCACGTCACGCGAACTCAAGTCGCAGGTCGCTGTCTGTTGCACAATCACCCGGAACCGGGTCCCCCCGCAGCGTGGACAGCGCCGCAAGTCGGGCGCGGGTCGTGGTGAGGGCGTAGGGACTGGTATCAATGGTTATCGCCTTTCTGCCGGTAAGGGCGGCGGCGACGGCAACCGTGCCGCTACCGCCAAATGGATCGAGAACCGTCTCGCCCTCCCGCGTGGAGAGCGTGAGCCAGCGCTGGAACAGGGCGAGGGGTTTCGCCGTTGGGTAGGGCTTCCCGTCCGGCGTGTAGGGTTTTGTCTCTGCATCCCCGCTCCAGACGGCCTCGAACACGTCCGGCCAGTTCTCCTCGGTAAAGCGCCGCCGCCCCTGCTCCAGGAGAACGACATATTCGTGGCACGCCCGGCCATGATAGCCCATGCCCGGCTTGTAACCGCCTGTCGCGGCGCGCTTCAGGACGGGATAGGGCTTGGAGTAGCAGAAGCGATGCCCGTCGCCTTCCCGCGCATACCCCAGGACAAAATGCAGTGTGTCCCCGTCGCACATCAGCCAGGCGTGCGCGTTCCTCTTGAGCAGCCGGGAGAACTCGCAGATCAGCGTGTGGATGTCCTCGTTCGTGATGGTCTCGAACCATCCGGCCCGCTTCTCCGCGTCGCGATGCCCGCCCAGGCGGGTCGTTGTCCCTATCTCTCGCCACTGGTTGAGCGAAGGGGAGGGCATATCTGTGATAACCGCGTCCACAGAGCCGTCCGGCAGGGACGGCAGGATGGAGAGCGCGTCGCCCTGGATAATCTGTATCGCCTGAGTTAATTGAGTCAATTCTCCCTCTTCTCCTTCTGCCGGACAGAGGCGATAGCCCGGCGCATCCCATCCAGAAAGGCGTGTGCGGGGCGCTTATCCACTTCCTGGCCGGGTCTGTAATGCCTCCAGACCTCCTCACGCAGGCCCTTCGGCAGCATGTACCCGTGGCGACGCCAGAACAGCATCCGAGGCGGCACAGGGATATTGCCTCTGTCCGCATGGCAGAGGTGTTCACTCACCATCGCCATCGCGCTCCATTCTCGCATGGCAAATCATCCTCCTTTGAGTACCCGGATAACCTCTTCCAACAGGGCCGCGTCCGGCGTCCAGAGGCCGAGCCTTCCCCGTGCCGGAATCGGCGTCGGCAGGCAGATCGCGTTCTTCAGGAACCAACCGTAACGTCGCGGCGCGTAGTTCCCAAAAGCGCGCTCCTGACTCTCCGGCGCGGGCAGCCAGTCCTCAGGGAGGATCGCCCCAGCGTCGCCCGTCCAGCGAACGTCATAGAGCGTGGCGATGCCGACGATGGCTCCGCGCGGCAGCGCCTCAATCACAGCCTCTATATGCCGCCGGTTTGGCAGGCCATGCGTCAGATGGTGCATCAGCACGGAGCGGAACGGCTCCGTGCGGCAACGCTCCTGCTCGTCTCTGGGGAACCCCGTGGCAGCATGGAGCAGGATCGGGGCGTAATGCCTTTGCCCAACGCGCCAGCTGCGCGTTTCGATCCGCTTGGCACGCAGCGCGCAGAGCGTGGCATACGGCTGGGTCAGGGAGAGCGCCTTCACTGCGTCGGTGCAGAGCGCGTTCCGGTAGAATTCCCGCAGAGCCGGGTCACTCATGGCAAGACCTCCTCATCCCGCAACAGCCGGGCCGGTAGGCGGCCTCGAACTCGGCGCGGGCGAAGGGCGTAAGCCGCAGCCCCCGTTCCAGTTCTCGCGCCTGGGCCGGGTCTCGCAGCACGCGGCTTGTGCAGCAGGATCGAGGCGGCTCCCGCTCATAGCGGCGGGTGGGCGGGCCGGGGATGGTTTGCATCCTCTCTACCCTCTCTTCGCGTAGCGATAGTAGAACGGCGCAACCACCTGCCACAGACAGGCCAGGCAGAGATCGGTGTGGCGGGAAGGCGGCTCCTGACCGCACTGGATGCAGACGCCAGCCTCCTTACGCAAGTACTCCGTCAGACCGGGGCGGCAGAGGTCGAGCGCCTCCTGTTCCTCTGGAAGCAACACGCCCTGGCTGTCTCGATACTGCATCCCCGAGGGCGTCAGCCGGAACTGCACGCCTCGCTCCCGAAAACCGGCAAGGATCGCCGCCCGGTTCTCCCATTTGCTAACGCCAGTCGGCATCGTCATCCTCTCTGTAGGGCCGCTTCGTCAGATCCGCAGAATCGCAATCCCCTATAGGGGGTTGCGATTCTGCGGATCTGGTTTCGAGGGGAATCAGGCGATAAAACGGCTTGCCATGCGCCTCGCGACGGCGTTCGATGATCCGCTCTTCCAACATAGAGCGGAGGGCCTTATTGGTGTTATGCTCCCCAATCTCTTCGTTTTTACAATAGTGGAGGATGTCCGCCAGGGCATACCAGTTGCCGTCCGCCAGGCAGTGGTAGATCTCTTCCTGCGCCTGCACCCTCTTCGGTGGTTTCGACGCACCGGTACTCTCGCCTGCCGCCTTCCAGTCGTTGAACGTGACCCGCTCGAAGCGGTCGGCCCCGGCCATACGCGGGAAGATCGAGGCGCGGCCCTCGAAGCGGTTCTTGATGATCTGTAGACGGCAGACATCATCGCGCTCTTCCATCTCGCCGGTGTAGTCGTCGTCGCGCTCTTCCGTATTGCCGCGCGTGCGGAACACCAGCCCCACGTCGGCGGCGGCCAGGCGCGCGCTGGCCCCGCGCCCGTAGTTGCCGGAGGAGTCCTTGCCGGTGTGGTGGACGATCAGGAGGCAGGCGTTCGTCTCGCGGCTGATGGCGATCAGATCTTTCATCTGCCGCGCCGCCTCTGCATTGTCGTTCTCGTCCAGGGTGTTGAAGATGTTGGTGATCGGGTCAAGGATGCAGAGGTCTATCTGCTCCTCCTGCAAGTAGTCGGAGAGTTCCCCCTGATCCAGTGCGTTCGCGAGGTTCTTCTGCCGCCAGTCGTGGAAGATGAGCGTATCGGGCCGTCCTTCGTTGATCCGATCCAACTTCTTGGCGCAGTTGTTTCCGGCGTTCTCCGGGTCAATATAGAGGACATGAAGCGGACGGCCCAGCCCGTATTTGATGTCCCAGAGCGGCTCATTCCGGGCGGCATGGATGGCGACATTGTAGAGGAGGCTGGACTTGCCCGCGTGTGTCTCACCGATCAGCAGCACGACGGAGGCGGGATAGAGGCCGAACCAGAGGCGTACCGGGTCCTCGCCCGGCGGGATCTCCGAAGCGCGGCGGATTCCCTGGCGGAAGGCGGGCCGTCCCTCCCTCGTTCCGGGCATAGTGAGGACTCGTTCGGCGAAGCGGCGTAGGGCTTTCGGGTCTTCCTGGAAACGCTGGCTCAACTTGACCGACAGAATCTCCAGGTCGGGCTGAGTTAAATCCGGGATCTCCGCCCAGAACTCGGTGGAAGGCATATGGCAAGGCACTCCTTATCAGAAGAGTAGGTACTGGCCTCCGCGCGTGCAGAGACGGCATGGCACGTTCCATGCGTGTCATCAACGTGCAACCGTGCGTCTCAGCGCGTATGGCGATAGGCCCAGCGCGCGATGGATAGATTTTCTCGGTGGTTTTGCACGCCGCTCGTTGCCGAATGCGTGTCCAGCAGGAGGGCGATGGCGTCGGCATCGAAGCCGCTTTTGGCGGCGCTCACCGCGATCTGGACGCGCGTGGGGTTGCGCTGCCCGGCGGGGCAGGGCGTCGCGATCTTTGTGAGCGTGCCGCGCGGCAGGGGCAGCACTTCGCCCGGCAGCCGTTGTCGTTCCCGGTAGGCCGGAGGCGCAGGCTCGACCGGCAGGTTTGCGCGCCACCAGGCCAGCGAACACGGCTCGCCGGGGGAGGCCAACGGCAGTAGGTAGACCGGGCGCGGTTCCTCCCGCCGTTTCCAGTTCCAGGTAGCGGGAACCCGCAGAATGGAGGCGGTATCGGCGCGGGAGCCGTCGGCATGAGCGGCGGGAGCCGTGCCGCCGATGGCCTTCACCAGCCGCTTCAGCACGGCCTGAAAGCGGTCGCAGTCGGCCTTGTCGGAGAGCGCCGCCGGTTCGGTCAGCCGCCAGTAGCAATGGAGGCCACTTCCTGAGACGACCGCGACAGAGGGCAGCGGAATGTCCGCCGCTTCCACGCGGGCCTTTGCGCCCTCGATCCCCTCCTCTCCCCCATCCACGTCACACCAGAGCCAGCAGGCGAACGGCACATCGTAACGCCCGCCCCGGTTGCCCAGGCGCGGCAGCACGCCCATGTAGACATCCCAGGCGGATCCGAGGCCAACCGCCCGTTGCGCCGCCTGCTGAAAGCAGGCGGGGGTGAGAGGGAACCAGGCGCGCGGCCCGGTACGCGGTGGGCCGCCGTCCCGCTCGGAGGGGGTGAGGCTGGGCGTGGCCGCAACGTGCCATTTCGGGCAGAGCGGGCGCATTTCCAGGCGCAGCCGCCGGGCTTCCGGCAGTGTGGTATAGGGCGCAAAGAGCGTCTCGAAGAAGGCGCGGGCCTCATCCGATGTCCCCATCGGTGGTTTTCTCCTTTCCGAGGCAAGGGCGATGGCGAACGTAGCTGCAGGCATCGCAGTAGACCAGGCCGCATTCGGCGCAGCGCGTGAGCGGGCGTCCGTAAGCGCCGCAGGCGCAACTGCCGACGGGCAGGCGCTTCTGTGTGGAGATCGCGCGGCGGGTCGAGCCGATCTTGCCGTGCCAGGCAGGGACGGCGTTGCGGCTGCGAGGCGCGTGGGGTCGCGCGGGCTTTGCCATCACGCGGCCTCCGCAGGCCGCGCCCGGAGGCCGAAGTCACGCGCCTTGATCTTTGCCATGTCGTCTCCTTACAGTCCTGGGTAAAAAGCCCGGCGGCAGTCCGAAAGCAGACAAACCCTGCCGCCGGGAACCAGCCCCTAGCACCGAGGGCGGGAATGGACTCGATGGGAGGGGACTCTTCCCTCCGCACCACGCCCGGCGGACGCTCTGCGGAAGGGCCGGGGAAGGAGTCAGGAACCTCCCCGGCTGCGACTTTTCTTGAAAGGCCAACACCCGATCAAGGGAGCATAGGCTCCTACTCACCCTCCTTTCCTGAATCGGCAGCAGAACGCCGCTGCTGCGCCGGTCGCACGCTATGGTTTCAGGTCGTCTTTCGTGCGCGTTCGGTAGAGTGACTCGTCTCTACCCAGCCCCGGCCATCCGTCCTCTCCTGGATAGGCCGCAGACAGCGGGCCGGAATTGCACCGGCTCTGAGGCTGCGACTTTACGGTAATCTCAGCCTCGCAAGGTGTGTCACTGTCCACACTGCCGCAGTCATCCTAAGGGCCGAGTTTTGAACCCTCCGGCTCGGCCATCCGGCACGCGATGCTCCATGCGTGGGAGGAGGAGTATAGTCGCTCTTGCTCGGTTGGTTCAGGGCAGCCCATCAAGGGCTTGCCAGGCACACACACCTACCAGCGTCCACAGCAGCAACAGAAGCGCGATCCAGGAGCGATGTCGCCACCGGCGGCGCGGCTCGCGCAGGCCAGAGACGCTCCGGCTGCCGCGCAGGTACTTCAGCGATTGGCGCTCCTGCTCGACCCGCAGCGCCGTCAGTCCGGCGACCCGCGTGCATTCCTGATCTGGGTCGGGATAGTCCGCGCGGCTGAGGACGCGGGGAAGCAGTTCGTCTATCAGGCTCAAAGAGGGAACCTCCTTTCCTTGCACAGCGCGCCCTGGCATTCATGGCACGAGTTTGAGATTCTTCGGCTCCGGATTCTCGCGGCGCGGCGGTCGTGTCCAGACCAGTTCCCGTGTCGGAACGCCTTCCGCTGCCAGAAGCTGGGCGACCGTGCTGCGATGGCATTCTGTGGCCGACCGGCAGCCGCAGAGCAGGATGACCGGCCCCAGCGCCAGCATCTTCCGCGCGAAGCGCAGGCCCCGGTCGGGATCGTCCAGGCGGATCGGGCCGCCAGTCTTGTAGTTGCGATTACCAAGCGCGGGCAGATGCACATACCGCGCACCAAGCGCCGCCTGCATCGCCGCCTTCCGCCACTGCGGGTTGTAGGAGGCGGCGGAGAGGCGTATATCCAGGACCATCGCCTCCATCTCTGCGGCGATGCGCGCCAGGTTCGGCAGCGACTGGCCGCCATAGCCTGCGGTGTACGCGGTATTCATTCCGCCCTCTTTCTTGCGCCGATCTTGCGTCCCTCTTGCGCCGAAGGGCGCAGGCTGTGAATCACCAGCGTGCAGAGCGGCCAGCCGATGAGGACTTCCACAAGGCAGGCAAACACCACGACATCTGCGCTCATATCCGGCTCCTGAGTGTTGTAATGGCCCGCAGGGTACGGTCGCAGGGCGGGAGTACCGGCAGGCCGAGGAAGTCGAAAAAGGCCGCCTCGCAGGGGCAGGCCAGCTTCTCGGCGGGCTGGCCGGGCCGCACGCGCCAGAGATAGCCGTCTTGCTGGAAAAGGCCGGGCGGCATGAGACCGCCCTGATCGCACCGGGTGACCACCTTGCGGGTGAAGTCGGCATCGCCCGTGCGGATCACCAGCGTGTTGCCGAAGTTCGCCGCATCGGCCAGGAAGAGGTCTACCGCGATGCCGGGGCCGGGGACGATCAGCCGCTTATAGCGCGGGCCGTTGCGTTTTACCTGGGTATCCCAGGCGAGTTTGCCCTGGGCGATAGCCCGGCAGAGCGCCCCGTCGAGGGCGGTCGTGACGGGCATCTCGCGGCCCTGCAGATCGTAGTCGAACTGCGGGCGCACGACGATCTCGATGTCTTTGACCTGCGGCTTCATGCGCCGGAGGCTCCCGGCCAGCACGATCTCCCGGCAGGCGGGGGCGATCAGGTTACAGACCTGAAGGGCGACTTCCGTCGCCTCGAGGCGATTCATAACGCAGTCTCCTTTGCCGTCTGGCGGTCGGAGCGAGAACCGGCGTCGCCGGTCTCTTGTCGCCAGGCGAGCAGGCAGCGGATGTCCAGCCGCCAGTTCATTGGGAGTGGATAGTCGAGGCACTGCGTGATACGCCGGGCGCGGGTAGGATCGAGGCCGCAGTGGACAAGCCAGGTTGCCCGGAAGATACGGTAGGCTCGCAGCGCCGAGGCGTCTTCTTCGGCCAGGCCGCGCAGCGTGCGCGTGTCCAGGCGACAGAAACAGCCGGAGGCATAGAGCCGCAGACAGGAATCGGGCTGCGCGGGATCCCACAGAAGGGCCGTCAGGCGGCGTCCGCAGTGCAGACAGTAGACCCAGCCATGCGGGTTCCAGCGCGCGCCGCCCATCGGGTGTCCTTCGCGGGTACGAAGGCCGCCCGGTTTGACAAACGAGGGGGTGTCAGGTAGACTGCGTGTGGACATGGCCGGTCCTTTTGGCATATCGCGGCGGTCAGGAGGGCATTCCTGACCGCCTGTTTTGTGTCAGGCCGCCGCAGCACGCGGCGGCGTTGGGTGTTGGGCGTTAGGCGTTGGGACGGATGCGGCAGTCGTTTCTGCCGGTGCAAGACCGGTCCTGCCTTGATTGAGGGCGCGGATCAGATCGCTGGCCTGCGCCTGGGTGAGCGCCATCAGGTTCTCGATGCCGAGCGTCTCCTGTGCGACACTATCCACATCGCGCTTCTGGCGGCGGCATAAGCTGCGGATCGCTTCCCTCTGCGCTTCGGTCATCGGCCCGTTCGCATCCCCTGCTGGCTTCGGAGCCGCCTGGGTGGGCGCTACGCCCGGCGGCGGAGTTGTCTGGGTGGCGCTGCGAGAGGGCGCATTGCGTCTGTCCTGTCGCGCCGGGCGCTGGTCGGGCCGAAACCGCGGAGAGCCCGCTTCGGGCGCGTTGTCCAGCGCCTCCTCGTCCCCCAGTTCCTCGAATGCCGCGACGCCGACATTGACCGCATCCCGCAGGGCGCGGGCCTTCGCGCGAGTCTCGCTCATTCGGATCAGACAGGTCTGCATCGCGGGTGCGACGTTGCTGGGGTTCGCGTCGCCGATGCCAGTGAAGACGCGCTCGACCCCGTCCTTCTCCAGCGTCACGACCGCCTGGCAGATGGCCGTCCTCTGGTTGGCCTCCGAGGGGATTTGCAGCAGCGTGGTGCAGATGGATTTCAGCCCGAACTGATGCGAGAGGTCGAGGAGGCCGGCATAGAGGACAAAGGCGCGCCCCTGCCGCTCGATGATGTACTCTTTTCTCATCGGCGTCCTCCTACTCGTCGTTGGTATCCCCCAGCGGGGCGTACCGGGCCTGGATTTCCCGCCGAATAGCGGCGGCGATGTCGGCGTCGAGCGCGTCCGGGACGGGGAGGGGGCGCGGGGTCAGGGCGCTGTAGATCGAGGGAGAGGACAGCGGCCTGCGCCTGTTCCCGCGCCAGCCCTTGATCGAGGAGGCGCTGCAAGATTAGGAGTGTGTGCAGAGTGGTCATCGTTGTCTCCTCCTCTCAGGCGAAATCGCGCTCCCGCTCCTTGCGGAAGTCGAAACCGGGGGTGCGCGGGAACTGCGGACGCGGCGGCAAGTTCCGGGGTGGGAGATGCCCCGCTCTTTCCAGCAGGGCGCGCGCTGCCGGGGCGGTCGCGTCCCCGTCCACCGTGATGTCGAGGCCGAGGGCCAGCCGCAGGGCGTAGTAGTGTTTGCACTTCTTGCGGAGGAACTGGCCCCGGAAGTACATGTCCGGGCAGCCGGACGCCCCTTCGATGTCGCAGCCGTGTTCCGGGTGGACGAGGTAGACGCCGCAGGGCTTGCCGTTGCCGTAGTCGTGGATGCACCAGTACCAGCCAGGCCGGTCGTCGGCCTGGAAGAAGGCGAACTCGTCGTACTGCAGGATGGCCCGCTGAACGCGATCCTGCGTGAAGCCGTCGAGAATCCGCTGCTGCTTGTCCGGGTTCGTTGGGATCCAGCAGACGAACGCCGTGACGCCTTCCGGGGTCGAGCGGACGCCGCGCACCTCGACCAGGCTATCGAGGCCGCGCTGCTGCTTGCATTTGGCAAAGCTCTGGGCATGGGCGAGCGGCAGCCGCACGCTGCGCATGATCAGCCCCTTTTCGGGGTCAAGGATGGTTCGGGCGCGTTTTTTGGCGTCCCTCTTGCGTTTTGGGGTCGGTTGTGTTATGATGCGCATGGAACTACTCCTGCAAGGTGTCTTGTCGTATCGGGGCTGAGGTAGCTGACGGCTACCTCAGCCCTTGGCTTTGGATGGCCGCGCGGCTGGCAGGCACAGGAGCCGGTTGTGGGCGGGTTCCATCCGCCACAGGTGAGTTGAGCGGGACATCCTGGCCGCGCAGGAAGCACTCCATCGGGCAGCCATAGAGAGTGGCGAGGCGCTCGGCCAGATGGAAGGGCGCGTTGCCATGCCGCTCGAGTTGGCGCAGGTAGCGCGGGTTGTAGGGCCGGGAGGGTCGCAGGATTTTGGCGACCTCTCGGAGGCTCAGACCTTTGCTGGTGCGGGCTTGGGTGGCGGTCATCGGGTCTGTCCTCGGTTTAGGGCGGCGATGTCTACGCGCTGGCCCTGTCCCTGCTGGGCGAGGAACTGTCGGGCGGCCCGGTCGTACTTTTGCTCGATGGCTTCGGCCTGGCTCTCGTAGCGGTTGGCGCGGCGCAGATCGGCGGGATCGGCGTAGCGGGCGAAGCGTTTGCGATAGACCTGGGCGCAGTTTCGGAGTTGTTGCGCTTC